GAATCTGGGACAGATGGACGACGTAGACTACTTCCGCAAGAAGCTCTATAAGTCACTTTCAGTTCCGATCTCCCGTCTTGAACCAGAAGGTCAATTTTCACTTGGTCGTCAGGGTGAGATTACTCGCGACGAAGTAAAATTCGCCAAATTCACTTCAAGACTGCGCGATCGTTTCACGCATCTATTTGACAATCTTCTTGAGATTCAACTTCTTCTTAAGGGCGTAATGACCCGCGAGGAATGGAAAGATATCAAGAACGATCTAAAGTATGATTTCCAGCGCGATAACTATTACGCGGAAATCAAAGAACAAGAAATGATTAATCAGCGTCTAGGTACTCTAGGTGTTGTAGACGCATATGCAGGCAAGTATTATTCTGTAGAGTGGATTCGTAAGAACGTTCTTCGACAGACAGATGAGGACATTAAAGAGATTGATGCGCAGATTGCTGCGGAAGGACCAGCAGACGGCGATACGCCAACAACTGATCCCGCACAGAAATCTATAGCTAATGCTCCAGGTAGCTCTGGCGGTAATGCTGGCGGAGACGCCAACACTAGCAACAAACCACAGAAGCTAGAGATCAGCGTGAAAAATGATAATTCTGGCGTGAAGAGCGTCAAGAAAGAAGAGTTCGTTCCTAAGCCTCTAACTGAAGAAGACAAGAAACTCATTGAGAGCATGACTCGCGCAATCGAGCGTGTATCGAAGGAAGATCTTGACGAGATAGAAGAAGATGCTAGGGATGAACTGTAAAGATGGAAGAACTAGAACACGCCAAACTTCTATCTATTGCGGCTAAGTTCGCCAAGTCTGAAGCTGAAGAAGTTCGGAACGATGTTCTACGCGAATTCCATGAATACTTTTCTAGTCCTAGCTACGAACTAGAAAAAGCAAAACTCCTTTCCATTGCATCCAAGTTCGCTAAGTCTGAGGCTTCTGTAGTTCGAGAAGAATTACAGAAGACCCTTAAAGATTTAGAAACACGCATAATATCCGAAACATTTATTCCCAATCCTGAAGATCTTGAAGGTATAAGCAAGATACGAACTGTTCGTGGCTTGCAAGGAGATCAAGGTCCACAAGGTGAACAAGGACCAAGAGGACTAACTGGCGCACGAGGCGAAAAGGGTGATCAGGGTCCGCAAGGAAATCCAGGAAGACCAGGCGTTCGTGGTGCTAAAGGACCCAAAGGTGATAAGGGTGACACAGGTCCTGCTGGTCCTGCTGGTAGAGACGGACGCGATGGTATTGATGGAAAGGACGGAGAACCTGGACCGAGAGGTTTAACAGGTGCAGCAGGATTACAAGGCCTTAAAGGCGATAAGGGTGATAAGGGAGACAAAGGTGATCCTGGCTCTGATGCAGATGTTGAACCAATCAAAAAAGAACTCGAACAGTTCAAAGATATTGTCGAGAAAAGAATTTCTCGTCTCGCATTCACTATTGCTACAGGTGGAGGAGGAAGTTCTGCTGGATCTGGTGAAGTAAAACTCAACAGATTAGACGACGTTGATTATACGAGCGTTCAAGCAGCAGCGAATGGACAAGCACTGGTGTGGAACACCACTATAAATAAGTGGCAGGCTGGTAATGTTATTGCAACAGAATTTAGCTCTGAGGTTATTGATTACGGTACAATAACTGGCGCAGTAGATATAGAAACGAGTAGGGATTACGGGACGCTGTAATGGCTATCCAGGTTAAGTTCAGAAGGGGTACAGCCGGACAGCACAATTCGTTCACTGGAGCGAATGGTGCGATTACGGTTGACGTCACGAACAAAACCCTAAGAGTACATGATGGAGCAACAGTAGGCGGAACACGTCTTGCTAAGTTCAGCGATCTAGCTACATCAACAGCAAATCTTCAGTTCGTTACAACGAACATACTTCCTTCAGCAAATATTACATATGATCTAGGTTCTCCTACGAAAAGATGGAGAGATCTGTATCTTGCTGGCACCACGATTAATCTTGGTGGATTTAAGATCCAGTCAAACACTGGCGGCGTTGTATTTAAGAATCAAACTAACGACGTCATCGCGAACTTTGATTCTCAGAATCCTTCGACGTTTTCTAATGTTTCTATTGCAAATTCGTCGATCATTAATTCAAGCATCACTAACGTAATTCTAAACGGCGTTCTTGGTCCTCAGTATGGCGGAACTGGATTCACGTCGCTTACACAAGGCGGATTACTATATGCAGCCAACACTTCAGCGTTTGCGTTTGCAGTTGGAGCTGAAGGCGAAGTTCTAACTATAGCAAACGGCGTTCCTACATTTAGCGGTGACATTTCTGTTGGAATGGATGGCGGTAATTATTAATGAGTAAAGAAGCTGAAACATTAAACATTTTTATAGAACAGCAACAACAAAAAATTAAAGAACTTACTCAAGCTCTTATGATTTCCGAGACCAAAGTTAAGATAATGTCTAAGGAAATTCAAGATCTTAAAAGTATAAATAGTCAATACAAAAAACAGATTGATGACAAGATTGTTGTAGCTAAAAGAATGGGATTAAGTGACATCGCTTCCTCTAATGCTGACAAGCCTAGAGTCGAGGAGATTCCTGAAGTCGAAAAGGTGAAGGTGAACGGTTTCACAACGAACAGACAAAAGATCTATAAGGGGTAATAGAATATGGCTTCAATTATTAGAGTCAAAAGAAGTACGACACCAGGATCGGTGCCCGGCTCGCTTCAAGCGGGTGAGCTTGCGATCAACCTTACGGACAGAAAACTCTTCTCGTCTAATGGTTCAGCCGTATTTGAAATCGGCGAAAGCGCCCTAGCTAATACGAACGCATATATCGCAACGAGAGCTTCGTGGACAGCACTCACCGGCACTAATACTGCACTTCGTACGCTCATCAGCGACAGACTTCAGGTTGCTAACGCAGCAGCTACATACGAAACGAAATCTACAGCTAACGCTCGTCTAGCTAACACAAACGCATATATCGCGACTCGTGCGTCATGGACTGCGCTGACTGGAACAAACACAGCGCTCCGCACATTGATCAGCGATCGTTTGCAAGTAGCCAATGCAGCTGCAACGTATGAGACGAAAGCGACAGCCAATGCTCGTCTGGCTAACACGAATTCCTACATTGCTACGCGCGCATCGTGGACAGCTCTTACTGGCACCAACACAGCGCTTCGTACGCTCATTGCAGATCGTCTTCAGGTTGCTAACGCTGCTGCGCTTTATGCGACTAAGGGATATGCTGCTTCTAACACATACGTAAACAATACGTTCCTTAAGAAGACTGGCACACAAGCTTCTTCTCAATCTGTTAATACGAACGTATCATTTTCTGCCAACGTTTTCATTCAAGGTAAACTTACTGTAACGGGTGGTGTCAGTTCATATTTCGCTAACAACGTAAGCACAAGCGATAATATGATCTATCTCAACGCTAACAGCGTTGTGTCGAACCCAGATCTCGGTTTCGCAGGTAACTACAACGATGGCGTATATCGTCACGCTGGTTTCTTCCGCGATGCTTCTGATAATGGCACGTTCAAGGTATTCCATAAGTACACGCTTGAACCAGATGCGAACGTTTATATTAACACTGGTCATGCTTCGTTTGAGCTTGCACCATTCGCTGCTCTTAACGTAACTGTAGCGAACAATCTGGTAGTTGCAGGAAATACTTCTGTTAAAGGACTTCTTGCAAACGGTTCGCTTGGTACTTCTGGTTACGTTCTTAAGACGAATGGAACGAATGTATTCTGGTCGCCAGGTAACTTCAACAAGTATCTTGAAGTATCTAATGCAAACGCTAAATTTGCAACCAAGGCTTATGCAGCTGCAAACAGCTATGTAAATACGCTTCTTGCGAATACAAATTCGTACATTGCTACAAGAGCTTCATGGACAGCACTCACTGGTACGAACACCGCGCTTCGTACACTCATTTCTGATAGATTGCAAGTAGCCAACGCTGCTGCTACGTATCAGACAATTGCTACAGAGCGCGCTGCTCTTGCTAACACCAACGCATATATTGCGACTAAGGTCAACACGACCACGTTCAACTCTGCGTTGGCTAATACTAACTCATACATCGCAACAAGAGCTTCGTGGACTGCTCTTACAGGCACAAACACAGCTCTCCGCACTCTGATTAGTGATAGACTGCAAGTTGCAAACGCAGCTTCGCTTTACGCCACTAAGATTAATCCAACAACTTCTGGAATCTTGGCTCATACTGGACGCGCAACGATTTCAACAAATCTTGCTGTTTCCGGCAACACGAGCATTAGCGGTAATCTGCTTGTTGACGGCGATCTAACGGTTGAAGGATCGGTCACTTATATCTCGTCATCTACGCTGAACGTTGACGACTCGATGATTAAGTTGGCTGCTAACAACGCAGCTGATACAGTCGATACCGGTCTCTATGCCAAGTATGTTTCTAGTGGCACTAAGTATTCTGGATTGTTCCGCGATGCAACAGACGGAGTATTTAAGTTCTACTATGGATTGCAGAGTGAACCTACTACTACAGTAGATACTGGAGGAGCAGGATATACAATCGCTACAATCGAAGCTGTCATAGACGGCGGTACATACTAATATAAATTAATATACCAGTGAGGGGACAAGTGCTTCCCCTCACTTCCTTTATAGGAGTTGGGTGTGGCCTCTACAATTAAAATCAAGCGCAGTAGTGTTGCGGGCAAAGTACCGTTAACAACTGATCTCACTACTGGCGAAATAGCAATCAACACAAAAGATAAGAAGCTCTATTCTTCGAACGGCACAGCTGTATTCGAGATAGGCTCTCAGCTGAACAATCTCACAGTCTCTGGAAATACGACTGTAGCTGGTGTTAAGGCTAACAATTCATTAGGAACTTCTGGACAAGTTCTTAAGACGAATGGCACAACAAGCTATTGGGGTACAGATACAGCTGCTGTAGGCACAACCAATCAGATTCTGTATAGAAATTCTTCTAATACGTTAACTGGAAGCTCTGGTTTACAATATGATGGTGTCAGCATCAAAGTTAATGGAAATCTTGAGTCTGTATATTCAAATGGAAATGAAGGCGGCGAGATCTTTCTAAATAAACCAGCTACAGGGACTACTATTACAAATGGCGTCACTATTGACGTATATCAAGACAGACTAAGAATTTTTGAAAACGGCGGTACAAATCGTGGCGCATATATTGATATTAGCGCAGCTGCAACAGGGGTAGGATCAAATCTTCTTGCTGGTGGGGGCACTTCTTCCAACGGATTTTCTGGAATTCTCGTCGGTTCAAACGTAGTTGTAGCTGATTCGACAAGCGACAGACTTACATTTGTAGCGGGCAGTGGGATGACCATTGCAGCCAATCCTACAACAGATACAATCACATTTAGCTCATCTGGTGGCGCTGCTTCTAACGGATTCTCTGGAATTCTTGTTGGATCAAATGTTATCTCGGCCGATTCTTCTACAGACAGACTTACATTTGTTGCTGGATCAAAGATTTCACTTGCAGCCAATCCTACGACAGATACGATTACAATTGCTGCGCAAACAAACGAATATCTACAAGTAGCCAACGCAGTAGCAACATATCAAACAAAAGCAGTTGAACGTGCTGCTCTTGCTAACACCAACGCTAGAATTACGCTTGTAAATCAAAATCTTACTGGCATGAATACTGCGTTAAGAACTTTAATCTCTGATCGTTTACAAGTTGCTAATGCTGCAGCAACGTATGAAACCAAAACTACAGCCGATGCTCGTTTGGCTAACACGAATGCATACATTGCAACACGAGCCAGTTGGACTGCACTCACAGGAACTAACACTGCGCTTCGCACATTAATCAATGACAGACTACAAGTTGCGAACGCAGCAGCAACATATCAAACAATCGCTACAGAACGAGCAGCGTTGGCTAATACGAACGCGCGAATTACTCTCGTAAATACTAATCTTACGGGCACTAATACTGCGCTTCGCACTCTGATCAGCGATCGACTACAAGTAGCCAATGCTGTTGCAACATATGCGACTAAATCAAACCCAACGACTTCTGGATTGCTAGACCACACTGGTCGCGTTGCAATTTCTACGAATCTTTCTGTCACTGGTAACACTACAATCACTGGTCTTGTAGCCAACGGATCTCTTGGTACTGCTGGTAGAGTTCTTAAGACCAACGGCACTAGTGTGTATTGGGGAGTAGACGCGACTGGAACAGGCGGCGGAGGAGGATTCTCTAACGGACAATCTATTTCAGTTACGAATCTTGTTGTAACTGGAAACGCAACTGTTTCTGGTATTATCGCCAACGGATCTCTTGGCACTTCTGGTAAAGTTCTCAAGACAAATGGAACATCAGTCTATTGGGGTAATGATAATTCTCTATACGTTCCTAGAGTATTCAGCAATACATCGCAATCTACATTATCGTGGAATAGTAATAACTACGAACAATATCAATTAACTGCGGTAGCAGCAACAACTACAATTAATGCAGATTCTGGTTCGCCAAGCAACGGTCAAAAGATTATGTTTAGGCTCAAAGACAATGGTACAGCCAGAACAATTTCATGGACGACTGGAACAACAAACTCGTTTAGAGCAATAGGTGTAACATTGCCAACTACTACTGTTGCTACTAAAACAACATATATTGGTTGTGTTTATAACTCAACAGATTCTCGTTGGGATGTTATCGCAGTGGCACAAGAAACTTAATAGAGGATTGACATGGAAGGTTTTATTAAAATCAATTTTACTAAAACAAGCGAAGACGGCGTGTATTCATATTCTGACGCATTGCATTTGCCTGAAAATCATTCTTATACAGACGAGCAAATTGAAATAATGAAACAGGAAAGGTTTGATAAATGGTTAAATATGATTATGAATCCTCCTGTTCCCGTGGAAGAAGAAACGCCTACTGAGTAATTGGAAATAATAAATGGCCGCTCGTAAATACGCATCCGCTGAAAGCACTGGTACATCAAGCACTACTTCAACGTCTGATCAGACGAAAGTCACACTCACATTTACTCCAGATGCGAACAGTACATATGCGTACATTTGGTCATGCCAAGCAGGCGGCGCTACTAACTATGATGTTCGCGTAAAATTAAAAAACAACGCAGGAACAGTTCTCTGCAATGGTAATCATCAAAATAACGATGCTAATGATTTTATTCCTTACTCTGGTTTTGCAATTGAAACATTTGGTTCTTCACCAACTAGTCAAAGCATCACGCTAACCTATTCTTCAGAAGGCACCATTACAGCCAGCATTAAGAACGCAAGAATCGTTGCTATTAAGCTAACGAGCGCAGACGTTTATTCTGAGAATACAGGAACTTCTACGAGTTCGTCGACTTCTGTATTTACAGCCGCAACAACAGCTACATTTACGCCAGCATCAGCCGGATTCTATGCGGTACTCGGTTATTGCGAACAAAACAGCGGTAGCAATGGTGGCGCAGGGCGCTATCGTGTAACCATTAACGATGTTCTTTCATACAACTCTGCAGAGCTAGTTTCACTAGTTACAGATTTTATTCCTAATATGTCTGTAAGTTATTCTACCTCGTTGAGTGGATCATGCAATATCAAGTATGAATTTAATTCTTATGGCGGTAATACAGTAAGCTGTCGCAATGCTAAAATTCTTGCTCTAAGAATGGACGAGTTTGATTATTCAAATATTGGCATTAACAACAGCAACAATACGACTACTACAAGTACATCATACGCTACAGCCGAAACAACCGGCACATTAGATCTGCAAAAATACAACTATATGATTCTTGGTTGTGCGCATTATACCACAACAAGCGCATCTATACAAGCCCATTTCCGTTGGCAGACCGATGGTGTAACGTGGGCTGAATCGGATATCACCAATACGACTCTTGGTTCCGGAACTGGACGAGCAGTATCAAGAAACGCCGGTGTATATGTAAGAACTAGTGGTATTGGGCAATCTACTACAAATGTTCAGTATAGAAGAGACGGTGCTACTACAACAGGCAACTACAATACAACTTTGCTGTATTTGGCGTTAGAGCCAATTACGGGCACTAAAGGTCGTAAGTATCATTCAGCTGAAAGTACAACTACTTCTACTAGCACTTCTACAACTGATACTACAAAAGTTACACTTACATTTACTCCAGATGCAAACAGTACATATGCGTACATTTGGAATTGTGAAGTTGGTAATGGTAGCACTGCATACGACACGCGCGTTAATCTAAAAAATAACGCAGGAACAGCTGTTTGTAGTATGAATATTGAACCTCAAGATACAACAGATATATTTGCTGTATCAGGATTTGATATTGAAGCATTTGGTGCTTCTCCAACAAGCCAATCTATAACTCTAAACTTTTCTACTGAAAACGCAGGTGGAACAGCATCAATAAGAAATGCTAGACTTATTGCGATTAAATTAAGTTCGGCCGATCAATATGTAGAAAACACTGCAGACGCCACTACAACTAGCACAACTTTACAAACTGCAACGACGCTTACATTTACGCCAGCATCAGCAGGTAATTATCTTATTCTTGGTCAGTGTGAATTAAGAACTACTTCATCCGGTACAATCGTAAATACGCAAATAACACATAATAGTGTTGCTTACAGCGCATCTGCAAATAGACCTAACGATCAAACAAATTATATTTCTAATTTGCTACAAGCGTCTGTTGGTAATTTGGCTGCATCTTCTCAAAGCATTACGATGCAGTATTCTTCTAATATCAATGGAAATACTGTTAACTGTCGTAATGCAAAACTTTTGGCTTTGCGTCTAGATGAATTTTCTTTCGCAACTATTAAAACAGATACGACGAGAACTACGACTACAAGCACATCGTACACTACTAAAACTTCATTCGCTCCTATTTTTCTTCCTAGCAACTTAAACTGTCTTGTTATTGGAACTGCCACTATTGACGGCAATAACACAACACTGTCTAATCAATATAGATTCATAACAAGTGCTTCTCCAAGTCCAGTAACGTGGCTTGAATCTGTTCAAGAGTCTGTAAATGGTTCTACTCACGCAAGCAGAATTGGTGGTCTTTATTTACATTCTTCCGGAACAACTTCTTATATTAACTTAGATTATCTATCGGAAACTGCTTCAACAACTACAGGCGCAGACGAAGTCACAATTTCTGTTTTACAATTAGATGCTGATCAGTTATACTGGGTTGGTGGATCTGGAACATGGGATAGCACTACCACCACAAATTGGGCAACGTCTTCTGGCGGAACTGGTGGAGTAGGAGCACCTAAATCTGGAACTAAAGTTGTTTTTGACTCTGGTTCTGATTCATCTGCGCCATTTACTGTTACAATCAACGCAGGAGCAGTTTGCGACAATTTAACAGCTTCAGGATTAGATCAAACTATGACATGGAGTGGCTCTGGAGCCATGTCCGTTTATGGTAATTTTTCTGTTCCTGCGACTAACTTCACGCAAAGTTATACTGGCACAATTACATTTGCTGGTACTTCAACTGAAACTATTACAACGAATGGTAAATCGTTTACTGCGTTTACATTTGACGGTGTAGGTGGCACTTGGACTTTACAAGATGCAGCTACAATCACAGGCGCAGCTACGTTAACAAACGGTACTCTTGCACTAGGATCGTACACATTCACTTGTGATAACTTTGCAAGTAGTAACAGCAATACTAGATCAATCAATTTTGGCACCGGCAAAATAGTAGTCACATCTGCTTCTACTGCAACGGTTTGGAATACGGGAACAGTAACGAATTTAACAGTTAGTGGTACGCCATTAGTTGAATTAACGGGTGGTGGAGCTACTACGAAAACTATTAGTGCTGGAGCATTATCTGAAGCTAATTCAATAAGTTTTAGTTTATTGAATACGGCTGGTACAGTTTCTTTTACTGCAAGTAATACTGTAAGAAATCTTATTATCGCCAATAATAGCATTACAATATCAAATATAGCAATTACCATTTACGGCAATTTAACTATCAACGGAACAACACCAACATTAACTGCGGGTGCTAATGCGTGGACGTTTGCAGCAACTAGTGGTACGAAAACAATTACAACCAGTGGAAAAACATTAGATTTCCCATTAACATTTAATGGAGTTGGTGGTACTTGGCAATTAACTGGTGCGTTAACAGTTGGTACATCTACTTCTCGTGCTGTTACAATGTCGAATGGCACATTTGACTTGATGGGTTATGATTTTACTCTGTACGGAACATGGAATCAAACTGCTGGTGGTATCAGACTTCAGAACACTGGTGGAACTACAAATAGAATTATTCTTACTCTTGATACAACTGCTACTGTTTTTGATGGAAACGTAAACACAGGCAATACTACTGATGGTAATATTACTGTTCGTGTATTAGGTAGCAATGCTGCAACTACCAGAAGATATGATCCAGCAAGAGCTGTAGGCGATAGAAGCGCATCTTATATTAATTGGGAAATTGCTGCAACTGCAGGAACAATTAATTTTGGTGCAGTTGCTGATGGTCAGTCGTTTGGTAATTTAACAATCGAAAACAACAGCATCACATTCAATTTTAATGGTCCTATGGTGATAGGCGGTAATTTTATCGTCAATGGAACAAACCCAACGATAAACTTTAACGCTCAAATTATGTATTTTTCTGGAATTCCCACTACTCACATTATCAATCTAAACGGCAATAATAGCAACACCATGGATTGCCCTGTACAGTTTAATTTTTATGGTACAGGAACAGTGCAATTAGCAAACAATCTTAATATTGGTATTGCAACTTCTAGAACTGTAACATTTATTCAAGGCACACTTGATCTTAATGAATACAATTTGACAATTTATGGTTTGTTTACTTCTTCTAACTCTAACACAAGAACAATAGACTTTGGTAGCGCATCTAAAATTATTCTTACTTTGTCAGGAACTACGATTTGGAATACCGGAACAGCTACTAATTTTTCAGTTTTAGGAACAAATCCACTAGTTCAATTGACTGCAACTGGTAGCACAGCTACTATGTCATTTGGCGCTCATTCAGAGTCTGGATCAATTAACGTTCAACTCTCAAGCGCAACAACAACAGCTGTTACATTAACTGGTTCTATTCGCAATCTTACCATAGATAACTTTGATATAACTCTTAATAATGGTACCAGAACACTTTATGGTAATCTTACTATCTCTGGCACAACGCCTGTTTTAGCTGGAGGCGCACTTGTAACAACATTCGCAGCTACTAGTGGTATTAAAACGATTACAACAAACGGTGATGTGATTGATTTTCCGCTAACATTCAGTGGTGTTGGTGGAACGTGGCAATTGCAAGATGCTCTGAGCGTTGGAACATCTACAGTAAGAACTGTTACTCTTACAAATGGCACTCTTGATCTAAATGGATTTACGTTTACAATTTTTGGTCAATTTTCATCAAGCAATTCAAATGCCAGAACGATTGCGTTTGGCACTACTGGTAAAATTGTTCTTTCAGCTACAGGAGCAACTACGACAACACTTTGTACTATGACAACAGAAACCAATTTAACTGTTACTGGTACAAATCCATTGTTTCAAGTTACAGGTTCTGGAGTAGGACCGTTAACTGTAACTTCAACTTCTAGTTTGATAAATCTTCAATTGTCGCCTGTCGCAGCAGCAACAATTGCTGTTACAGGTAATATTAAAGATTTTACAATTGACAATAGTTCTAATATTACTTTGAGTAATGGAACAAGATCAATTTATGGTGATCTAACTATTGGTGGAACAAGCCCAACATTGACTGCTGGTGCTCTAGTAACAACTTTCGCAGCAACTAGTGGTACGCACACGATTACTACAAATGGCGAAGTAATTGATTTTCCAATCACGTTTAATGGCGTTGGTGGAACTTGGCAACTTCTAGATAATATGAGCGTTGGCACTTCTACGATAAGAGTAGTAACTCTTACATCAGGAACTATTGATCTAAACGAATATAATATGACCATATTTGGTACTTTTGAAGCTTCCGGAAGTAACGCAAAAGTAATTGATTTTGGATCAGTATCAAAAATAGTGTTAACATTAAGCATTTCTGGTAATTCTGCGTTAAATTTAAACACTGCTACAAATCTTAGTTATCTTGGTTCTGATCCTTTATTTGAATTTAATGGTACCGGCGGTGCAGTTACAATTAATCTTAACGGAAGTAATGCTATTCAAGCTTCTGCGCCAAATCTTAGAATTAATCCAGCAGGAACAGCTACTGCTGTAATAACTAATTCATTTAATAATTTAACAGTTGAAAATCTTGTTGGAGCGACTGTTAATATATCAACAGCGGCAAGATTGTATGGTAATCTTGTAATAGCTGGCACAAATCCAACTTTTAATAATGGAACGTTAACATTTTCTAAACCTAGCGGTACACAAACAGTTACAACAAATGGAAAAACTATTCAATTTAGAATGACAATTGACGGAACTGGAACTATAGTTCAATTGTTAGACGCATATACTTCATTAGAATTATCAAACAATGTTACGTTAACTAACGGTACGCTTGATTTAAATGAATATACAATGACTATTAGTCAATTTAGTTCAAACAATTCAAATGTAAGAGAAATTGATTTTGGTACTTCTGGAAAACTTGTTTTGTTTAACACTACTGCTGCAGCAGTTGTTAACTGTGCTACAGTTACGAATTTTACTTTAACAGGAAATCCTACTATTGAAATTACTGGTTCTTCATCAAACTCAAGACAATACATTTTTGGAAGCACTGCTGGTGGAACAATAGAAAGTAATACGCCAGATTTAACTGTTACTGCTACTGGTAGCGGATTAGTAGAATTGGTTTCATTAAGTAAAGTTAGAAATTTAACTCACAATTCATCTGATACTTTAACTAGAATTCAACCTACTACAACAAATCCAATCTATGTTTATGGCAATTTTACTTGTGCAAGTAATGGAAGAATAGCATCCGGTGGAGTATTCAATCTTGCAGCTACAAGCGGAACTAAAACTATAAGTCTTAATTCTCCTGCTGCAGGACATGATTTTAGTTTAGTTATTGATGGTGTTGGAGGAACTTTCCAAGCAGCAAGCAATTTAAATCTTGGAAGTGGTGCCACCACTGCGGCTTTAACTGTTACAAACGGCACATTTGAAGCTGGTTCGTACAATATTACATGCAGAGTTTTTGCCAGCAATAACAGCAATGTTCGAACTGTTAATATGGGTTCCGGAACATGGACTTTAAATGGTACTGGTGCCATTTGGAATACTACAACTACGACAAATCTTACTTTTATAAAAGGTACAGCCAATATTTCTTCAACTCATGCTTCAACTACTACGGTTGAGTTTAGAGGTGGTGGATTAACATATAATAATCTTACAACTTCATCATCTTCAAATAGATTTGACATATATGGAAGTAACACATTTAACACGTTAACTATTACTTCTGGTGGTAATCTAAGATTTGAAGCTGGAACAACAAATACATTCAGCACATTTTCTTTTGCAAATAACTCAGGCGATGTTTCTACGCTAGATACTACAACTGCTGGTGTTGCAGCCACGTTAGTTTATGCTGGATCATCTAAAGTTCGCACAAACTATGTGACTGTAAGAGATATCACAGGCAGCCCAGTTGATACTTGGTACATGGGACCAAACTCAACTAACACCAGCAACAACACAAATCTATATTTCTACAATCCACCATTGTATTGGATTGGTGGTAGTGGAACATGGAACAACTCAAGCACTACCAATTGGTCTTATTTCTCTGGAGGAAGCAGCGCAGGATATTATCCAGATCAATACACTGATGTATATTTTGACGCAGGATCAGATAGCGGATCTGCATTTGATATTTTAACTGGAACAGGTGTTACTGTAAATTGTAGAAATTTTACAGCTTCCGGTTTAGATCGCGCAATGACATTAACAATATATGGCTCAGGTGCTATAATTAATGTCTATGGCGATTTTTATATTCCTTCTACTAATTTTTCGTTTACTGGCATAGAAACTATATCTGGAAAATTAGTATTTGCAAGTACATCTACTGGAAAAACAATCACTACAAATGGCACTTCGTTATTAGAAGTTGAATTTAACGGTGTTGGTGGTGGATGGACGTTGCAAGATAATTATACTGCTACATTATATACTATTTTAACAGCAGGAACTATTACTCTTAACGATAAAACATTAACAACACCGTCGTTTACATTTACTGGCTCAACGGCTAGAAGTATTGCTTTTGGTACTAGTGGAAAAATTGTTCTTACTGGAAGTGTGGGACAACCATCAAATAGAGAATGGGACGGATCTACATTAACCAACTTTACTGTATCTGGTAACAGAAGAGTAGAATATACAGATACTCCTGGAATAATATTTTTCCATGGTGATACTTCAGGTGCTACTGAAACAAATTCTGTTGATTTGTATATCACTTCTTCAACAACAGGCGTACATAATATTCAAGGTTACGTTCGAACTCTTGATTTCACTGGAAGTACTACTACATGGAGTACAGACACCCTTACGATATATGGTAATCTAATAATATCAAGCGGAATGAGTATAAATCATTCTACTGGCACAACATTAACATTTGCAGGGACTGTAGCAAATGGGCAAACGTATCAGTATATCACAACCAATGGTAAAAATGTTAACTGGAGTAACATAACTTTTAGCGGTACTGCACAATATACTTTGCAAGATCAATTTACTTGTGGCACATCTGGAAACGGTTGTTCTATTACATTAACAACCGGAACTATTGTTATGGGCAATTACAATATTGTTCAAACTGCTGGAACATTTAGCGGAGGCGGTACTGGCGTAAGAGGCATAACTTCAACTGGCGGTGTTTGGAAAAACACATACAATATTTCAAGCACTACAAACGTTTGGAATACTGCGGTTGCTACAAATCTAACTATCACTGATCTTACAGTAGAACTATATGGATCTGGTTCAACAAATACCAGACAGATCTCTCCAGGTTCGACTGGATTGACACAATCTAATTCTACTAGTTTTGTAATCGATTTAACGGATGGAACTTTCACTATAACATCGGGGAATGGCGTTAAAAATATCACATTTAAAGACAAGGCTTATACATTCAGTTCAATAACAGAAAATCTTACAGTATATGGCAATTTTATTTTTGAAGGAAGCAGCAATGTTACATTTACCGGTGGAAGCAGCGGCACATTAACATTCGCTGGTACTGGAACGCAAACAATTACTACCAACGGCGAAACTATTGATAAACCTGTAACATTCAGCGGTACAGGATCTTATTCTTTAGGGAGCGCGGTTACAGTTGGTTCAACACGCCTAACAACATACACATCCGGCAATCTTGTATTGAATGGATACACGTTTACAATAGGAACGTTTACTGCTTCTGGAACTGCTTCGAGAACAATCAATCATGGCACCAACGGTCAGATAACAGTTGTTGGAAGCGGAGCTTCAGCATTTTTGGCAGATGGCAGCAACATCACATATTCTGGTCTTGGTACAATTAATATGACTTCTGCTTCTGCTAAGACGTTCACAGCTAATGGAAACATTTTTTCTACGTTGAATCAGGCCGGTGCTGGTACGCTAACTGTTCGCTCTAGAAGTGTTGTAGGTGGATCAAAAACTGCTACTTTCTATAGCATCAAAAATACGGCCTATAATGCAACAATTAGTTTTAATAGAAACAGCACATTCATTTTAACTAATAAATTTGAAATATCTGGAGCGAATACAGCAAATCCAATTATTGTAGATAGCACAGCTGACGTTGTATCAGATCCAATTGAAGGTGGTTGGTACGCTAAGATTGTAGTTGCTAATACAACGCCGCAAAATGTACGTCACATTAAAATAAACAATTATAATGTAGTTGCTACACCTAATACTTCTGTAACACCAGGAAGCGTGCGGTCTTCAGTTTATGTTCGTAATTCTCCTAAAGAAGCTATTCCTGCGACCGCACTATTTTACAACGATGATGCAACAGATCTAGCTGGTTTTGGGTCTGAAACTTCGAACGGATGGAATTTTGTAAGAGAGCAAGGATTCCTAACCTTCTTTTAACAAGATGTTTTTTATAAATAGAATCACAAGTTGAGGTATCATAATGGAACATATTTACACTGCTATTCAAGCCGCATCAAACGAGAACGCCGCGGAGTTTCGTGACGCCATTGGTGCTGCTATAGCAACAAAGATTCAAGACGCCCTCGAGCTGAGAAAGATCGAGATCGCTTCTTCCATGTTTAATTCTCAGGCAGAAGAGCCCGCAGAACAGGAGAATATTTCAGATGAAGACGTTCAGACAACTGCGTGAGGCTCTAGACAAAGCAAATCCTGAAGCGGCCGCTCTTAGACCGCGCGCTCAGGGAGAAGTTGATTTTGCTGATGCGCATACTCGCGAAGTAAAAGATTATCCTGTATCAAGCAAGGGTGGTGAGACCAAGCAAGCTGAGCATCAACCAGAGAACGGCGATCGCTCTCCTATCAAGCAGGGAACTTCCGATCTTAAGGATCAATCTGGATTCAAAGGCAGCAAGACGCCACTGACACGCGCTGACAAGACACAAGGCGATATGAAGCCAGTACGTCAGTCTCCTTCTTCAGTTCAAGCGTTCAAAGAATCACTCTTCGTTAATCAGCCAGTAATCAGCGAGTCTGACGAAGACATCGTTTATATTGATCTGCTGAACGGGGATGCAATCGAAATCAATCAAGATACTTGGGATGCTCTCCATCAGGTTTATGAAAATCTGAATACAGGCAATCGCGAAGTATTCCGTGCAGCCGTCAACGAAAGCGCAGATTCTTTTGAGAAGATTCTTGACTTCGTTGTAGAATCACTCGGAGATGAATAATGGCTGCAGAAGGAATTGTAAACAAGCACGTTAAAGGCGGATGGTTCATCGCCAAGTTCAACGCTAGTGGTTTCATTAAAAGAAATCATCCAACAGCTACAATTGGTGCTAATTCCGCAGGCGAAAACGTCACTCGTATGAACATTGTTTCAGCTGAGTGGTCTTGCGGTAACAACGTACACTGGGTAGTTCAGCGCGGCTCAAACACAATTCTGCTGTTAACAGACGGTCAGCACGTTATGGATTTTTCTGATTCACGTCTCATCGACAATGGCGACGCAGAAGCGACTTCAAATGTTGTTGTAACAAAAGTTGGAACTGGTCCCGCAACACTTGTTCTCAAGTTGCATAAAACCGTTTCTATTGCCGGAGGCTCGCAATACTAATGAAACTCATCTGCGAAGTTAACGAAAACATACAGATCATCACAGAATCTAATGAAGCAGGTGAGAAACAGTATTTTCTTGAAGGTATCCTGATGCAGGGTAATCTCAAGAACAAAAATGGTCGTATGTATCCTACCGAAACACTAGCCAACGAAGTTTCACGTTACAATCGTGAGTTCGTTGAGCAGAACCGCGCTTACGGCGAGCTTGGTCATCCACAAGGACCAACCATCAATCTCGAGCGCGTTTCACACATGATCAAGTCACTGCGTCAGGAAGGCGATAATTTCGTCGGCCGCGTTAAGATCATGGACACACCGTACGGAAACATCGTAAAGAATCTGATGAAAGAAGGAGCCAAACTCGGGTTCTCTTCTCGTGGCATGGGATCGCTCGTTAAGAGAGGCGATCTGATGGAAGTACAGAAAGACTTCTATCTTGCTACGGCTGCAGATATCGTTGCCGATCCATCGGCCCCAGCAGCACTCGCTAATGGAATCATGGAAGGTAAAGAGTGGGTTTGGGACAACGGCATCCTCGTAGAAAAGGACGTTGCTCGAATCAAGGCAGAGATTAACGAGGGATATAGCACTCGCGAGGAGCGTGAAGCAATTCTGCTCAATGCGTTTAATAAGTTCCTCAAGAAACTCTAAATGGCGTCATTTTTATAAATAAACTAGAAGAATCTTCTACAACCCTGAGGGAGAATATTAATATGTCAGTTCAGGACACAAATGTCGAAAAGCTCGACATGCAAGAAGCAAAGAAGGCGAGCTACGGCGTTGACGCTGAGGTCGCTGACCCTACTGGAGTTCAGGCCGCAGTTCCTGGTGGTGTTGCCCAGCAGGGTGAGAAGTCAGGCCCAATGACACAGGGCTCTGGAATCAAGCCATATACAAAGGTCGGAATGATCAATGCAATGGTTCAGGCTCTTACCGGCATGAAGAAGGCGGAAGTATCAGCCGCTTATGATTCATTCAAGGGCGACAAGACAAATCCAATGCAGGGTTCATCTGTTAGTCCAAAGGGCCGCGTTGCTGAGGAGACAGAAATGAAGCTCGCAAAGCTGACAGCCGAGGATATCGACGTAACCGAAGATATCAAGGCTATCTTTGCTGGTGCCGACGTTTCCGAAGAGTTCATCGCTAAGGCTACTCAGGTATTCGAAGCTGCTGTTCTTTCCAAGGTAAACGAGCAGATCGAAGCTCTCGACGAGCAAGTTCAGGCTACTATCAGCGAAGAAACCACAACGATCAACGAAGAACTCGTTGAGCGCATCGACACATATCTCGATTATGTTGTTGAGCAGTGGATGGAAAACAACGCCGTTGCTATCGAGCGCGGTCTTAAGGCTGAGATCGTTGAGTCGTTCATGAACGGACTGAAGGGTCTGTTCGAAGAGCACTACATCGACATTCCAGACGACGCCGTTGACGTTGCAGAAGAGCTTGCTTCTCAGGTAGAAGTTCTCGAGTCTGCAATCAACGAAGAAATCGAGAAGAATGTTGAGCTTACTGCTCGCATCAAGGAATTCGAACGCTCACTCGCGTTCGCAGAAGTTTCAGAAGGCCTGACAGATACGCAAGTTGCAAAGCTGTCTTCACTTTCTGAGTCCATCGACTTCGAGGATGTTGAATCATTCAAGAAGAAGGTTGGAACTCTTCGTGAGAGCTACTTCCCTTCAAAGTCTTCGGCCGGGACTTTGTCTGAAAGCGTAACTCTCGATGAGGAACCAGTGGGCGACGACGTCGCTGAAAAACAGGTTCCAGTTGAAATGGCTGCTTATATGAACGCGATCGCTCGCGGAATCAAGAAGTAATAGGTAAATTAGGAGAAATAAGAAAATGCAATCTCTGAACGAGACAATTCAGAAGAAGTGGCAGCCAGTCCTGGAACATCCTGATCTGGCTCCCATTAAGGACGTTCATCGTCGTAGCGTAGTGGCTCAGCTCCTTGAGAATCAGGAGAAGGCTGCTCGTGAAGATTCATTCGGTTCGGGCGGATATCGCGCTCCAGGTCTCCTGGGCGAAGCTGCTCCAATCAACGCTATGGGTGCTTCGTCATCCACAGCAGGTGACGGCTCGATCGACACGTTCGATCCAGTTCTCATCTCGCTGGTTCGTCGTTCCATGCCAAACCTGATCGCATACGATATCTGCGGCGTTCAGCCAATGACAGGTCCAACAGGCCTGATCTTCGCAATGCGTTCACGTTACAGCACACAGGGTGGTTCGGAAGCTCTCTTCAACGAAGCTAACACAACCTTCTCTGCTTCTGCTGCTGGTAACACAGCTTCACGTAAGGTTGTTGCTAACTCTTCAACCGGACGTGTTCAGGACGGCAGCGATCCAACGGGTCGTGTAAAGGCTGGCGCTTCTGGCTATACCGTTTCGACCGGTATGTCACGTTCCGCTGCTGAAGCTCTCGGCGACGGAGCTGCTAACGGCTTCCAGGAAATGGCTTTCTCGATCGAGAAGGTTGCTGTTACAGCCGTATCGCGTGCTCTGAAGGCTGAGTACACGATGGAACTCGCTCAGGATCTCAAGGCTATCCACGGCCTCGACGCTGAGACCGAGCTCTCCAACATCCTCGCTGCTGAAATCCTTTCGGAAATCAACAGAGAAGTTGTTCGTACAATCAACTACACCGCTTCGGCTGGCGCTCAGGAAAACGTAACAACTGCTGGTACGTTTAACCTCGACGTTGACTCAAACGGTCGTTGGATGGTTGAGAAGTTCAAGGGACTTCTGTTCCAGATCGAGCGCGAAGCTAACCAGATTGCTAAGGCAACCCGCCGCGGCAAGGGTAACGTTCTGATCTGCGGATCGGACGTTGCATCAGCTCTTCAGATGGCAGGCGTTCTGGACTACACCCCAGCTCTTGCTAACAACCTCAACGTCGACGACACGGGCAACACCTTCGCTGGTGTTCTCAATGGACGTATCAAGGTCTATATCGACCCATACTTCACATCGTCTTCTGGCAAGCAGTACTTCACACTCGGCTATAAGGGCTCTTCAGCTTTCGACGCCGGTCTGTTCTACTGCCCATACGTTCCTCTCCAGATGGTTCGCGCCGTTGGTCAGGATACGTTCCAGCCAAAGATCGGCTTCAAGACACGTTACGGCATGGTTGCAAACCCATTCGCAACGTCGACTGCAGACGGCACGATCGGCTCGTTCGGCGACGCAAAGGCGAACCTCTACTATCGCTTCGTTGCTGTTACGAACCTTATGTAATAAGAAGACGGTTTCAAGCCGCAAACTGGGAGAGCTTCGGCTCTCCCTTTTTTTTGACTAAATAGTGATATGTCAGCATTAGACAATCAACCTACTAATATCAATTTCCTTGGTCAAAACGGATTTCGTTTTGCGATCAAGAGATTGCCTGGCGTTAATTATTTCTGTCAGACCGTAACGCTCCCTTCCGTTTCTATGGTCGCGATTGAATCTCCTACGCCATTTGCATTTGTTCCTCGTCCTGGGGATAGAATTACATATGATCCGCTGACAATTAGATTTAAAGTTGACGAGGATCTTAGAAATTACTTTGAGATTCAGTCCTGGATTGAAGGACTAGGACATCCTGAAAGCCTCGAACAAACCACTAACCTATCAAAGCAGATTAGAAGTGAAGTTCCTATGTATCGTGGAATAGGAACAGCTATGACTTTCGTTTCTGACGGCGTACTGTCGATATTGACAAGTAACAAGAATCTCAATAAAAATGTTTTCTTTTATGATCTGTTTCCAATTGGATTGACAGAGCTTACTTTTGATACGACTAACACCACGTTAGAATATCTCGAAGCTACAGCCACATTTAGATATCGCCGTTACGTTTTAGAAACGTAATATGATCGCTTGAACACATTCAAATTATTTGGCCAAACTGTTTGCTTGTCAAGATATTTTTATTCTTGACAACTGGCTTAATCTGTAGTAGAATTATAAAATGACCCTTGAAGAACTTTATGAAATGTGGGAAAAAGACGCCAAGTACGATGATCTTAACTTGGACGCCGACTCTCTTAACATATCCTCATTACACGCCAAATACAATCGCCTACTGAGCGAAACGCGCAGTCAATTGCGCGCGATCATGATTAAGAAGAAGTCACATTATAGCACGCTCCGTGATTATTATCTTGGCAATCTAAACAATCCACAAGATCTCGAACGTATTGGGCGCGAGCCATTTCTTAACAAAGTCCTGAAGAACGAAGTTCAGGGCTACATAGATTCAGACCGCGATCTTATCAAGATGGATGAACGGATAGCGTTGCTCGAAGAAAAGGTTGAAGTGATCGTAGAAATTATGAAGTGCATTCACAAGCGCGGATACGATATCAAGTCTGCGATTGAGTGGCGAAAGTTCACGAATGGATTCTGACCTAAAGCTCACAAAAGTAAATGAAGCATGGCTTCGCGTAGACGGCGATATGGGTATCGCGCGCGAGCTCGCGGAACATTTAACTTTTGAAGTGCCTGGAGCTAAGTTCTCACCAAAATATAAGTCGCGTGTGTGGGATGGAAAGATTCGTTTGCTCAACTCACGCAACATGCAAACGTATGCAGGACTGGCTAACGAGATCAAGCAATTCTGCGAAGAACGCGACTACTCCATCGAAGTTGATTCCAATTTAATAGAAACAGAGGAATATTCTCTTGCAGAAGCAAAAGAGTTCACACAATCACTCAATCTACCATTCGAAGCTCACGAGCATCAAATACGCGCACTTGCTCTGGCGATTAGGAACAATCGCGGTATTCTCATTTCTCCTACTGCTAGTGGTAAGTCACTAATCATCTACTCATTGGTTCGTTATTATGCTGGTCGTGCTCTTATACTTGTTCCGACTATTTCTCTTGTTCATCAGCTACGTTCCGATTTTGCTGATTACGGTTTTGATGTCGATGCTAACGTTCATACTGTATTTGGTGGACAAGACAAAGCATCTAATAAGCCTGTTACCATCTCAACATGGCAATCGGTTTATGAACTTCCTAAATCGTATTTTGATTCGTTTGATCTAATCATAGGTGACGAAGCGCATCTGTTCAAAGCGCAGTCTCTTACAAAGATCATGACTAATATGACTAACACGAAATATCGTTTTGGTCTTACTGGTACACTGGATGGATCGCAGGTCAACGAGCTTGTACTAACAGGATTGTTTGGTCCTACGCATAAGATCATCGATACGAAAGAACTTATTGATACGGGTAAACTCGCACAGCTCAAAGTGAAAGTTCTTACGCTCAATCATCCTATCGAAGAATGCAAGCGACTAGCTGGATGCAGCTATCAGGAAGAAGTCGAGCATATAATCTCGTTTCCGCCGCGCAACACATTTATCCGTAATCTTGCGCTATCGCTCAAAGGTAATACGCTGATACTCTACGCATACGTCGAGAAGCATGGACAAGTTCTCTACGATCTGATAAACAACAAAGCTGAGAATCGTAAAGTGTTTTTCGTGCATGGCGGCGTTGACGGTGAAGAACGCGAAGAGATTCGCAGTATCGTAGAGAAAGAAACTGATGCTATAATCGTCGCATCTTACGGCACATTCTCGACGGGTATAAATATCAGAAACCTACACAACGTCATATTCGCAAGCCCAACGAAGAGTCGTATTAGAACGCTGCAATCTATTGGTCGTGGACTTCGCATTTCAGACGTAAAGAATACTTGCACACTATTTGATATCGCTGATAATCTGTCACACAGCAATAAGAAAAACTATACTCTCAATCATCTTATTGAACGTGTCAAGATGTATAATAGCGAAGGGTTTCCTTATGAACTGCACGCTATCAAGCTAAGGAGTGATGATGCAACAGGAAGGCGAAGTTTATTTTCTGAAACTGAATAATGGCGAAGATCTACTTTGCATGCTTGTTGGCGATGAGCCAGATTGCTTATATGTCACTCAGCCATACAGAGTAGAAGCCATGCAGTCTCCTTCCAATATGGTTGTGACTACAGCCATCATGCGATGGATTCCATTCGAAAATATGATGACTGAGAAGATAAGACTTGACAAGTCGCATATTATGACGTATATGTTAGTAGATGACGAAGTTGCAGAAAAGTATCTAAACTCTATCAATAAAGAATCTAGAAGCGTTAGGCAGATGCGCGAAGAAGAAGCCCGTCGTTTAGTAAGTCGCGCGCTATCACAGGCTATCATCAATAATGCGAACAACAGTTCAGGAACCATACACTAATGACTGCTAAGAAGAAGACACACTACGTCAACAACAAAGATCTGTATGCTGCGATGATAGAATACAAGAATCTTGTCAACGAAGCTAAAGATACAGGTAAACAAAACCCTCGTATCCCGCACTACATTGGCGAGTGTATCATGAAGATCGCTACTCACTTAGCCTATCGTCCGAACTTTGCAAACTATACGTTCCGCGAAGAAATGATTTCTGACGGTATCGAGAACTGTTTGCTCTACATCAATAACTTCGATCCTGCTAAGTCTCAGAATCCGTTTGCGTATTTTACGCAGATCATTTACTTTGCATTCATTCGTCGCATTCAGAAAGAGAAGAAGCATCTCTACACTAAGTATGCCGCTATCGAATACGCCAATATCATGGGTGAGACTTCTGAATCGCAGGATGGCGATAGATCACATGACACAGATATCAAGTATGGCGAGTGGTCGAAGGAGCAGATGGAAAAGTTCATGGCTGACTTCGAAGCGAGCAAGAACATCAAGCGCAATAAAAAGATTGACAACTCTAAGGTAGCGTGATAGAATTACATTATGAAAATTGCTATTATCACTGACACCCACTGGGGTGTGCGCAACGATCAGATTGCGTTCCTTGACAACAACAAGAAGTTTCTAGATAATGTTTTCTTTCCGTATATCGATGATAATAGCATCTCTACTGTTATCCATCTCGGTGATCTTGTTGATCGCCGTAAATACATTAACATCTATACAGCGCGACGCCTGCGTGAGGATTTTATTTCACCTCTACACGCAAGAGGCATCAAGCCACATCTCACCCTCGGAAACCACGACACCTATTACAAGAATACGAATTCAGTCAACGCCATTAGAGAAGCGTATCTAGACGACTTCATTCTGTATGAAGAAGCGACGGAAGTCGAGTTCGATGGTGTCAAGATTTTGTTTATGCCGTGGATTTGCGAAGACAATCGTGAACACGCGATGAATCTCATAAGGAAGACCAATGCTCAAATCTGCATGGGACATCTTGAAATCGCTGGCTTCGAAATGTATCGAGGCAGTCCTGTCAGTCACGGTGATGACCGGTCTATTTTTGATAGGTTTGATTTGGTATGCTCTGGTCATTATCATCATCGTTCCTCTAGTGGGAATATCCATTATCTTGGTAGTCATGCTGAATTTACTTGGAGCGACTACGATGACCCTAAGGGATTCCATATCTTCGATACTGAAACTCGTGAGTTGGCGTTTATAGAAAATCCTTACAAGATGTTTCGCAAAGTGTGGTACAACGATAAAGATAAGACGACAGAAGAAATCCTAGAACGCGACTTCAGTAAGTATGCTGGCGCATACGTAAAACTCATTGTATCTAACAAAGATAATCCGTTCACGTTTGATTTGTTTACTACGAAGCTCTACGAAGCCAGCCCAATTGAAGTTACTATCGTCGAAGATCATCGCAACATGGATTCTATCGACGAGCAAGAATTATTGAATGAGGCTGAAGATACTCTTACGATTCTGTCGAAATATATCAAGACGATTGAGTCTAATGTAGATAATGAAAAACTTGACAAGCTCATGCGTTCGTTATATAATGAAGCTCTTCAAATGGAAACTGAGTGATGACATTCGTTGCTGGCGAAACCTATATAAGTCGTGAAGGCAAAGAATACATTTATATTGAACGTCGCCAAGGCGTACAGATATTTGAATGCGCTGAAACTAAGACGCGCCTTCTCTTAAATCTTGTTGGTCGATACAGATGGGATGACCAAGATCATCCTTGTGATATTATTGGGAATAAATGATTCATTTCAAAAAGGTGCGCTGGAAGAACTTCCTTTCGACTGGCAACGCATTTACAGAAATCAAGCTAAACGAGAACGACTCTACGCTCATCGTTGGTGAGAACGGCGCTGGCAAATCTACAATGCTCGACGCATTGTGTTTTGGTTTGTATGGCAAGCCATTCCGTAAGATCAAGAAAGATCAACTTATCAACTCGGTCAATGGACGCGATGTTGTTGTTGAGATTGAGTTCAACACACACGATCATCAGTACATAATCAAGCGTGGTATCAAGCCAAATCTGTTTGAGATCTATGAAGACGGATCTCTGATCGATCAAGACGCAGCTATGCGCGACTATCAGGAAATGCTTGAGAAGAACATTCTTAAGTTGAGCATGAAGTCGTTCACCCAGATAGTTATCCTGGGATCTTCTTCTTTCGTTCCGTTCATGCAACTTACAACCAATGTGCGACGCGAAGTCATCGAGGATTTGTTAGATATCCGCGTCTTTTCCTCGATGGCTTTGTTGCTCAAAGATCGCGTTGCTACTAATCGCGAAACATATAAGCTCAACGAAAACGATATATCCAACACAAGCGAAAGCATCAAACTGCAAGAGAAGTTGCGCAACGACTTGGCGCAAGAAAAGAGCGAGAAGATCGATGAATATCGTAAGCGTATTGAAACAGCTAACGCATCGTTCCTGCGTGACGAAGCGGAAGCTGCTACTGTTGAAGCTGAAATCAATGATCTTCTTACGCAAATCGACGACAAAGAAACTGTAAGCGCAAGAATTCAAAAGATACTCAATCTCGAATCTAATCTTGAGAAGAAAAAGAGTAATGCGCGCAAAACTATCAAGTTCTATCACGATAACGATGAATGTCCTACATGCACGCAGAATATTGACGAAACTATAAAATGTGAGAAAATCGATGAGAAAGAAAAGATTATCACAGATGTTGATATCGCGCTCGCGTCGTTACAAGACAACTTACGCGAAGCGGAGAATCGGTTGGATTCTATCTCGCGGATACAACGTGAGATTAGTGCAAAGCAAAACGTTCTACGGGAGCTACAGTCTTCCATCAAGACCCATCAAAAAGAAATCTCTCTTTGGACTAAAGAAATAAATGACGCCGAGAAAAAGACAGAAGCGTTCAACGAATCTGTCATCAAACAATTGAACGAAGACTATACTGCACTTCTAGGAAAGAAGAATGTTATTCTCGAAGAGCGTGAAATGTTCGATCTTGCTACTGTTATCCTTCGCGATAGCGGCATCAAGTCTCGCATCATAAAACAGTATGTACCAGTCATCAATACTTTGGTGAATAAATACCTCGCCGCCATGGACTTCTTCGTGAAGTTCGAGTTGAACGAGTCGTTCGAAGAAAAGATCCTATCGCGCCATCGCGACGACTTTACTTACGATTCTTTCAGTGAAGGCGAAAAGATGCGTATCGATCTTGCGCTTCTTTTCACGTGGCGTTCAATCGCTCGCATGAAGAACAGCGCCAACACGAATCTTCTGATTCTAGACGAAGTATTCGACGCGTCGCTTGATGCAAATGGCTGTGATGAGTTTCTGAAGCTCATTCATAATTTGGAACAAACGAATATATTTGTCATCTCGCATAAGGGTGATGTTCTACACGATAAGTTTAGCAACGTTATTCGCTTTACAAAGCAGAAGAATTTTAGTAGGATAGTGTAATGGAACTTCTAAAAGGTAACGATCCAAGGCTTTCGCAAATCTGCCCAGAGTTTGACTTTGAAGCGGGATACACGACAGAAGACGGAACTCACTACAACGCCAAAGAGTTGTACGAGCTTCTGCGCGATACGATGATAGCCAACAAAGGTGTCGGTCTTTCTGCTTGTCAGCTAGGAATCATGACTCGCGTTTTTGTTATTGGCAATTTCAGCGATCCAGCAAGCATCATTGGCGTATTCAATCCAATCATCCTAGACTACGATGAAGAAAAAGTGATATACGAAGAAGGATGTCTGACGTATCCTGGGATGTTCATCAAAATCAAAAGATCGCGCGGTATTCGTGTCCGCTATCGTGGATGGGATGGAGAAGCTGGCACTACACGTTATGAAGGATATACTGCTCGCGTGTTTCAGCACGAGTACGATCATCTCAATGGAATCACATTCCAGCAAAGAGCTAATCGGTTTCATCTAGAACAAGCGAAGAACTTCAAGAACAAAGCTGAACGAAGAATGAGGACTGCGTGAGCAACTATCAGCCATATACTATTGAAGATGTGCGACGCTCGTCCGCGCGCGAACTGTTTACGGTGGTCTCAACATTCGCAGGCGGTGGCGGATCTTCAACTGGATATCGGCTTGCAGGCGGGAAAGTTGTCGCGATCAACGAGTTCGTTGAGGAAGCAGTGGCTACCTATTCGCGCAACTTTCCCGACACGAAGGTAATCCTTGGAGATATCAAGAATATAAAAGGAAAAGATCTGCTCGAGATCGGTAATCTAAATCCAGGCGAGCTTGATATTCTTGATGGATCTCCACCGTGTTCTGCATTTTCATCTTCTGGTAAAGGGAAGAAAGGTTGGAACAGAGAGAAAAAATATTCCGATGGCAAGACTGTAAAGAACATTGAAGACTTGTTCCTGGAATATATAAGGATTGCAGAGGATATCCAACCTAAAGTCATTATAGCAGAAAACGTCGAGGGAATCACAGCCCGAGCTGCTATTGAGAAACTAAGAGATTTCGTAACAGGCTTCGAACGCATTACACCAGGCTATAAGATGGTGTATCAAGTCATGGATGCTTCGAAGTTTGGGGTGCCCCAGAGTCGTATGAGAACATTCTTCGTGGGAGTCAGGAACGATGTGTTCGCGGCTCTGGGGCTGGAGGAGTATCAACTCGCGAGTCGAGTATTTCCAATGCCTACGACAAGCGATGGTGTATCAATCGCCAGCGCAATAGAAGGGATCGATAATGATCCAGCAGAAGTTCAAATGCTCCTGGACTTCTGCGAAAATAGTTTCCAGAAGAAATTCGTGGAAACAATGCCTTTCAATCCTCACAAAGTATTGAAGCCAGGACCAGTCAACGGTAAGACGTCTTGCTTCAATATGAAACGACCAGCTCCCAACAAGCCATCTCCTACGCTCACACAGATGGGTCAGCAAAGAAGCGCCAGTGGTGTTATGCACTACGCGGCGAATAGAAAGTTGACAATCAAAGAAATGAAGCGTATCATGAGCTTACCTGATGATTATGAATTGACTGGTACGTTCGATCAGCAGGCTGAACGCATCGGTCGCATGGTTGCACCAAAGATGATGTGCGCCCTTTCTACTTGCATTTACGAAAACATTTTGAAGCCCTACAAGGAATTGTCATGACAGGTAAGTTCACGTTTGCTACACGCGAAGAAGGCTTTGACAATCACATTGACGGATCGATCCGTGGATATGGTCATCTTTGGCAAGACGTCGTTGACATCTCGCAGTATTTCGTCGAGAACAATACCTCTGTCGTTGATATTGGTTGTTCTACTGGCAAGATGCTTAAGAGCATGATCGCACAGAACACATTTGCTCCAGACGCCATCTATGAAGGTATCGAGATCGAAGAAGACTTTTGGAAGGGATTCATCGCTGACGAAAATCAATATGAGAATTTGACATACTATCGCGGCGATGTCTTAAACTATGACTTTAGAAACTGTTCTTATGTCACTTCAATCTTTACATTACAGTTTATGTCGTTCAAGGATCGCAAAGAAGTTGTAAGTAAAGTTCACGACGGTTTGCTACCTGGAGGCGCGTTCGTGTTCGCAGAAAAGACTATGCCAGAGAACGTGCGCGTACACGAGATCCGCACATTTACCTACTACGATTTCAAGCGCAAGACATTTACGACAGAAGACATTATGGATAAGGAACGACAACTACGCCACATGACTAAGCCTAGCACCAGGCAGGAAATCGTGGATATGTGTAAAGCCGCCGGCTTCAAGGTAGTCGATTCGTTCTGGCAAAATCATGCCTTTACCGGCTTTATTGCGTTAAAAAATCCTTAACGATCGTAACCAAGATTTTACAAAAAAGTTTTCCCCATAATATCAGTGACTTAGCTATAACCCTCTGTTTTTACAGGGGGTTTTTTCGTTTGACAACCAACCCGATACCCCATACAATGAAAAAGTGATGAAAGGAAGCCACATGAGTTACAAGACCCGAACCAACCGCAACGACTTGATCGAAGCCATACTTATGCTCAAGCCTTCGGCGGTCAAAGCCGGCTTTGATTGGCCGAGCGAAAACATTAAGAAGGGCGATACCAGAGACCTGATCATTTTCTTGGGTCAGCTGGCGGAATTCTTTCTCGACGAAGACGAAGAAAACGATCGGTGGTCGGAACGGTATTGACAACCAGCCTGCCACCGTGTACAATGAACATATGATGAAAGGAAATGGCATGACTATCGCTTCTGACCTCAAGGCTGGCGTTGAACGTTACATTCAAGCCATCAAGGCTGACTATGCTGGATATAGCCCGATGTCACCCACTCGCGCTGAAATGATCCAAGAGTTCGACGCCTCGATTCGATACGAGATCCATCGTAAGTTCATCAAGGTGATCACCGGTCCGCAGACTGGCGTTCATTCTTTCATTATGCTGGACGACGATGGCAAGTTCAAGCGCGGCGACATTCTCAAGGCGGCTAGCTGGCGCGCCCCCGCGAAGAACTTCGCCCGTGGCAATGTGCTGCAGGCCTTGTCGAACGTTCGCTGGACGGGCGCTTGACAATTGCCCGCCAACTTACTACAATGAACATATGATGAAAGGTAACGAAATGAACATCAATCAGATTCGCACCACCCTCGACGAGCTGGAGTCTAATTATGACATGGCTATGAAATTCGGTGCCTATCCGCTGGCTGATCATCTGCTGAAACAGATCGATGCCTTGCGCGAGCGCCGCGAAGAGCTGATTCGCCAGATCCAAGCTGAGGATCCGTATACCACGGAAGCGGATATCCGCTATTTTGAGGCGCATTGACCCTTGACAACTCGCCGCCAACCCGCTATCATTAGTAAATAGTGACGGAGATGACTATGGCTGACACCACGAATCTAATCAAGCCTGGCTCGCTAGATAAGCTGGCTAAATTGTTGGCGGCAGAAAATATTATGGTCGAACACAAGCCCATCAAAACGGCTTATTTCGACGTGAAGAATCGTGTCCTGGCTCTTCCTATGTGGAAGGACATGCCAGAGTATCTGTATCATTTCCTTGCGCTGCATGAGGTTGGCCACGCTCTATATACTGACGCCACGGAATGGAAAGGCGCTATCGACAAGATAGAAGAAGAAAAAGAGTCCAAGCGCATCGCGCATACATTCCAGGGCTATCTCAACGTCATAGAAGATGCTCGCATCGAGCGCAAGATCAAGACCAAGTTCCCTGGATCGCGCCGCGATTTCATCGACGGCTACAAGTGGCTGCACGAGAACGATTTCTTCGAGATCAAGAACGACGATCTTGACAGCCTATCGCTGATCGATCGTATCAATCTCTACTTCAAATTGGGCACGATTGTTCGCGTCAAGTTCAGTGAAGAAGAACGTATGTTCGTGCAGCGAGCTGAACAGACTATCACATTCGAAGACGTGGAGAATCTTGCCCGCGATATCCTTGAGTATGTCAAGGCTAAGAAAGAAGAAGAGCTGGAGCAGACTTCTGAGTCTTTTGCCCAACTGGGTGAAGAAGGCGAAGAATTCGACGAAATCGAAGACGATAGCGGCGAAGGCGAAGGCGAAGCTGATGACCACGATGAAAACGGCGTTGGCAACAACGGTTCTATTGATAGTGCCACTACGAAAGAGCAAGAAGATAATGTAGACGAGGCTAAGACTGATCGCGCGATGAGCGAACGTATGGAACAGCTCCTCGATCCTAGTCTTTCGAGCCGCGAGTTCAAATATATCTACTTTCCCAAAGATCTAGCATACGAGCCGTTCACCTATGGCTATCGCGAAGTCTTAGAGCTGGTGGATAGTGACTTGGCGCGAGCCAAGAATCCGTATCTGTTCAGATCTTATTGTGGCTGGCTGACTACCAAGTTCCGCCGTGAGAACAACTCGGCTATCAATTATATGGTCAAAGAGTTCGAGATGAAGAAAGCGGCTATCGCTTACTCTCGCTCTAAGCAGGCTAAGACTGGCGTGATCGACGTGAACAAGCTCCACAGCTACAAGTTCAACGATGATATCTTCAAGCGACTGACCATTGAGCCTACTGGCAAGAATCACGGCGTTGTTGCGATCCTTGATATGTCTGGCTCTATGTCGCAGAATTATCGTGGCGCGATGGATCAGCTGATCTCGTTGGCTATGTTCTGCCGCCGCGTTGGTATCCCGCATCGTTTCTATGGCTTCACCAGCGTTATTTCTGGCAATGATCAGGTCTGGACTAAGACCAAGCTCGCTCGCTCTGGCGCGCGCGGAGAGATGAAGCGCAGAATCCAACAACGCCTCAACAAGGACTTCGTGTTCCCCGACAAAGAGTTCGATCTTCTCGAACTATTCAACGAGAAGATGAATCTCAAAGAATTCAACGAAATGATTGGCATTCTTCTTGCGGTAGCCTCGAAGTTCGACTATCATAGCAACGAGTTCGCAATCAAGAACGGCTTTACGCTCAATGGCCAAAATTCGATGATGGATAGCATCTTTGGCTTTTATGGTCTTAGATTCTTTGGTCTTGGCGGTACGCCGCTCAATGATTCGTTGCTTGTGTGTCGCGACTTGATCAATAAGTTCCGCAAAGAAAAGAACGTGCAGATTATGAATTTCATCTGCATCACGGATGGCGAGAGCAATCATTCGATCGTCACAGATACAAAGGGCGTCGAACGTATGATGAATCTTATGCCAACGTGGAGTAATGTCACGCGCATCTTCATCGACGAAGAAACGCGAATGCAGACAGCAATGAACTTCAATGCTTATTCGGATGTCACGGCTATGTTTGCGCGCATCGTTCGTGATGCCACAGATTCTAACTTCGTTGGCTTCTACATTACGAACAACACATACGAAGTTCGTAACGCCATCTCAAGATACACGCCTGCAGAACAATATGATAAGACCTTAGCCAAATATAAGAAAGAAAGAAGTCTGATCATCCCTAAGATGCTGAACTTCCATGAGTTCTATCTTATCCAGGGTGGCGCGAATCTTCAGGCACAGCAGGCTAAGTTCGAAGAAGCCAAGGACTTGAAGAAGGGGCAACTAGCCAAAGCGTTCATCAACGCCCAGAACAAGCGTGGCGGATCTCGTATGGTTCTTTCTCGATTCATCGAGAAGATTGCCGCTTGACAATAGAACCTAGACCATATATACTTATCTTAGAGTAGAGGAGAAGGCAAAATGTTCAAGGTAACATATACGCTCAAGGGCGAAGATAAACTGCTCACGGACGAGTCTGCCACGTTCCGCTATCTCAAGGATGCCTTTGCATTCATGCGAGCCCTTATCAATTCTACTGGGCTTGTTGGCAAACCGACTATCGAACGAATGTGACTTGACAACCACTGACGCCTGTGATACAATACATATATGATGAAAGGTGAGACGATCATGTTGAAGGCGAATCAAAGCAAGTTCCTCGAGTTGGCTACTGATACATTTGGCAGCGAAGCTGTTGTGGCTGTCGCTGAGCTGGTCGAGCTGGCTCGTCAGCACAATCTAGCCAACGCAGATCACCACTGGCTCTACAAGCCCAAGTATCGTCACGATCGCGGACAGTATCGTCTGCCTCGATACGAAGGCGACTCTAAGTCCATTGCAGCCATGGCGGCTGATATCGTTCCTATCCGTCGCGAGAATCCTGTGAGCGCCAAGAAGTTCGATCCGAACGTTGTTTCCGAGCATGACTATGCGCAGATTCCGGCTAAGGACAAGCACTATGTGCCGTTTGGCGAGTTCAAGATGATCGAGAAGATTATCTCGTCTGGTCAGTTCTTCCCCGTGTTTATCTCAGGTCATTCTGGCAACGGCAAGACGTTCATGGTCGAGCAGGTTTGCGCCAAGGTCAAGCGTCCGATGATCCGTGTGCAAATGTCACGCGAGACTGACGAAGACGATCTCATCGGCGGCTTCCGTCTCATCGACGGCGAGACTAAGTTCATGAAGGGTCCTGTCCTTCGCGCGATGGAGATCGGCGCTCTCTTGCTGATCGACGAAGCTGACCGCGCTGATCCTGGCAAGGCTATGTGTCTCCAGGGCATTCTCGAAGGCAAGCCTTACTTCATGAAGAAGACTGGCGAGATCGTCACAGCCACTCCTGGCTTCAACGTGGTTGTTACGGCTAACACTAAGGGTCGCGGCTCCGACGACGGTCGATACGTTGCTGCTACGATGCTCGACGATGCGTGGCTCGAGCGTTTCCCGATCACGATTGAGCAAGAGTATCCGACTCCTGCCATCGAGAAAAAGATCTTGACAAATTACTTGTCAGATGATACAATGACTGAAGATGATAAGGCGTTCGTTGAGCATCTTGTTGTTTGGTCTGAGATCATTCGCAAGACTTTCACCGAGGGTGCGATTGACGAGCTTATTTCAACTCGCCGCCTTGTTCATATTGCACAGACGTATCGTATGATTGGCGATCGTGCGAAGTCTATTCGCCTGTGCATCAACAGATTCGACGAAGAGACCAAGACTGCATTCCTTGATCTCTATTCAAAGGTTGATCCTACGATCAATCCCGTCACCGAGACTCCTGCTGCAGAAACTGACAAAGCAGCGGAGAACGCTCAGGAAATCTCTTTCTGAGCGTAATTAAACCCACCATCTATGGAGTATGATTGTTATGACTAAGACTGATTCCGTTCTCAAGGCTCTTCTCTCTGGTGAGGAGCTGACCGCTTCGCAGATCCGCTCGCGCTTCGCCGTTGGCAATCCGCATGAGGTTGTTCGTGTTCTTCGCGAGAAGGGCTACGCGATCTATCTCAACGAGCGCACGAACTCGAAGGGCGAAGTGACGCAGAAGTACCGTCTCGGCACGCCTTCGCGCGCGATGGTCGCTGCTGCGTATGCGGTTCTCGGCACGACCGCGTTTTCTCACGCTGCGTGATGCTATATAAGGGAGGGGGAGCAATTCCCCTCCCTATCTTTCATGGAGTTTAGATAATTGTCCACTGATAATCGTGAGCCTTGGGAGCATCTCAAGGGTATTTCCGTCACTGTTCGCAATAATGATGTGAACGGTGCTTTGCGCATTTTGAAGAAGAAAGTCCAGCGCGAGAATCTCTTGCGCGATTTGGCAGATCGTGAACATTATACCAAGCCTTCGATCAAGCGTCGACTGAAGCATCAGCAGGCTATCATTCGCTGGAAGAAAAAGCAGGCTGAGATTCAAGAACTGCTCTGATGGAGCATATATAATAAAACAACATTGGAGTAATCATGGCTGGCATTGAAATTACAGTATCTGTTGAAGAACTACGCAAAAAGAAAATCTTCGTCGCGACGCCAATGTATGGCGGCATCTGCGGCGGACAGTATTGCAAGTCCACGGCTGATCTAGCATCTATGGCTGCACAGTATGGTATGGACGTTCGCTTCTTTTATCTTTTCAACGAATCACTAATCACCAGAGCAAGAAACTATCTTGTCGATGAGTTTCTCCGCTCTGATTGTACGCATCTGATGTTTATCGACTCAGACATTGGCTTCGATCCGAACGACGTTATCGCTCTTGCGGTTATCGCTGAAGCCGGCTCCGATAAGCATATCGTCTGCGGTCCGTATCCTAAGAAGTGCATCGCCTGGGAAAAGATCAAGCGAGCAGTCGATAAGGGATTCGCTGACAAAGATCCTAGCAATCTTGAGAAATATGTTGGCGACTATGTGTTCAATCCGAAAGGCGAAACGACTTCGATTCCTCTCGATGAGCCTGTAGAAGTTCTTGAAGGCGGCACTGGCTTTATGATGATCCAGCGCGAAGCACTGGAGCATTTCGCTAAGTCGTATCCGCAATACTACTACAAGCCAGATCACGTTCGCACAGAGCATTTCGATGGATCGCGCGAGATTCTTATGGCTTTCCAAGCCGAAGTTGATCCAGCGTCGAAGCGTTATCTTTCAGAAGACTATTGGTTCTGTCAGAAGGCGCAAGAAGTTGGTCTTAAGACTTGGCTCTGCCCCTGGATGAAGTTGCAGCATACTGGCTCTTATGTGTTTGGTGGATCTCTTATGGATCTTGCTACGATTGGCGCTGGAGCTACGGCTGACGAGACTTCTATGCCAAAGAAAAAGAAGAAGTGATTTGACAATCCGCATACATAGTGATATATTGAATATGAGGAGACAACATGATGAAACTTTCTAAAGAGACTACCGAAATCCTCAAGAACTTTGCGGCGATCAATCCGTCGCTTATCTTCCAGGCTGGCAGTGTACAGAAGACTGTCAGCCCGCAGAAGACTGTTCTTGCTAAGGCTAATGTTACCGAGAGCTTCGACAAGGAGTTCGCTATCTACGATCTGACGCAGTTCATCTCGACTGTTTCTATGTTCGAAGATCCCGATCTCAATCTTGGCGACGATTCGCTTACGATCACCAATGGTAAGGCTAAGACGACTCTTCGCTATGCTAAGACGGATCTGATCCAAGCGCCGCCTGCGAAGGAAATCAATCTTCCTTCCACGGAGATCTCGTTCACTCTCGATGCTTCTGCATTGCAGAGCGCATTGCGCGCAGCTGGTGTTCTTGGTCTTCCTGAGATTGCGTTGATTGGTCGTAAGGGCAAGGCTTATCTTGCTGCGATTGATTCTCGCAACGATGGCTCCAACTCGTTTGAGTACGAAGTTGGTTTGGCTGAGGCTAACTATCGCATGATCTTCAAGATTGACAATCTCAAGATTCTCAATCGCGATTACGAAGTTCGCGTGTCAGCTAAGGGTATCTCTCACTTCAAGTCGAAGACTGGAGATGTGGAATACTGGATTGCTACAGAACAGTCTAGCAAGTATGGCGAATAACAAGGGGACTTCGGTCCCCTTTCCTCTTTATATCATGGAGCCAATATGCGCGAAGAATTTCTGTGGGTTGAAAAGTATCGTCCTCGTAAGATCGCAGATTGCATTCTGCCCGAGGATCTCAAGGCTACATTCCAGCAGTTTGTAGCAGACGGCAACATTCCCAATCTACTTCTCTCTGGCACAGCAGGCGTTGGTAAGACGACTGTTGCTAGTGCTATGCTGGAGGAGATCGAAGCAGATTACATTATCATTAACGGATCAATGAATGGAAACATTGATACGTTGCGAACGGACATTCGTAACTTCGCAGCGACAGTTTCCTTCGGCGGAGGAAGAAAGTATGTCATCCTTGACGAGGCTGACTATCTCAACGCGAATAGCACTCAGCCTGCTCTCCGCAATTTTATGGAAGAATATTCATCAAATTGTGGATTCATTCTTACTTGTAATTTTGTTAATCGTATCATTGATCCTCTGCACTCTCGTTGCTCTGTCGTAGAGTTTAAGATTGGCAGCAAGGAAAAGGGCGAATTGGCTAAACAGTTCCTCGCGCGCGCATGCGGGATCCTGGATCAGGAGAACGTTGGCTATGACAAGAAAGTCCTAGCCGAAGTGATTATGAAGCACTTCCCTGATTGGCGTCGAGTTATCAATGAGTTGCAGCGGTATTCTGCCCGTGGCGCGATTGATGCTGGCATTCTTGCCTCCGTGGACAACGTGGAGATCAAGGAGCTGGTAAAGTATCTAAAGGGACGCGAGTTCGAGAATATGCGCAAATGGGTCGCCCAGAACGCCAGCATGGACGTGAATGTGCTATTTCGTAAGCTGTATGACGCAGCAAGCGCAATTATGAAGCCAGAGTCGATTCCGCCACTGGTTCTAGCCTTGGCTGACTATCAGTACAAGGCTGCGTTCGTTGTTGACCAAGAAATCAACTTGGCAGCCTGCATGACGCAGATTATGATCGATTGTGAGTTCAAATGAACCCTTGACAATCTGGTGCCATCGTGGTACTATAAAGATAGTGAGTGATTTGCTCACTTAGAAAAAGGCTGTAGCCGAATAGTCGCTGTGACAGATCGGGCACCTTTAGAGGAGAAAGCAAATGGGTATGACGCATAATGAACACCTGCGCGTGGCTGAATCTATCGTCGCAGATTATAAAGATGGCAAGTTCGCCATTTCTAAGGCTGCTTTTAAGCAGGTCCTTAAATGGTATACAGACGAAACTTCCGTTCTTCAAGTTCGATCAAACAAAATCAATGTTGATGTATTGGCTGAAATCATCGATCGTATTCGATATTTTGGTCACATGGATTTCGCTGATCCGATTCTTGTTGAGCGCCGCGTCGATGGCTCGCTTCGACTCATTAACGGCAATCACACATGCGCCGCTTATGTTGAAGCCTTTGAGAAGAAGCTGGTCAAGGGACTGACTGACGCCAAGATCGTTGTTATCCCCGAAAATCGTCTTCCCGAAGATGCTAATGATCGTGAACGAGTGCTGGTTCAAATTGCGCTTGTGATGAATCGTATAGAAGTTGTACATAACAAGACAACCAAGTCTGATGTGCGCGATATGATTCGTAAAGATATCATCAGTGGTATCAATGTGGATACGGCTGACTATCAATCTGCCATTTCTGCTTCTGTGCAGATGAAGAGCTCCACGATTGGTAAGCTGATCATGGAAGCTAAGAATGATCTTAAAGAAGAAGAGCTTCGCTCCAAGTTCAACTTTAGACAATATTCTGCCAGTGAAATGAATCTCATCAAGCAGGAGCTTGAAGAGGAGTTCGAACAGAACGACGAGAGCGTTGCAGTCACTTGGGCCGTTGTTACTCGCGATAAGATCTACGAGACGCTAGGCAAGGCTGTTGGAAATGCGCTGAATTATAACAGGGCGCATATTGTATTTCACTTCAAGAACTACAGCGACACCAAGCTCAAGACGAGCACTATCAAGGCTATCAATGATTGGCTGAAATATTGCTCAATGGAAATCACTTACGAGTTTCTGCCCTATCGGAAACAGTAAGATGTATATCTACTGTCTTGCTACCGACACTGATCTTCAGGCTAACCGCCTGAAGATTGGTGAAACCGAATCTCTATCAGGCGTTGAGAAACGCAGAATAGAGTTTGACAAAACATTTGAACCATTATATACTAGAGCTATCTGGAATATCGGAGAGCGCGCCCGTGGATCGGACAAGGTGCTCCATCGTTATTTCAGGGATAAACTTTTGAGGGCAGGCGGATTTGAATGGTTTGGTGACATCACATTGGATGAAGTCAACGAAGCCATTATTTACCTCTGCGGACCCGAGATCAAGAGGATTAAATAATGAGAAGAGAAGCGAATATACCAGTTGTATGGCGAAAGACTCCTGAACAACTGACAACGAATACTATATACGGGACGACCACAGTTAGAAGCAAGTTCTGCCCAAAATGTTATAATCACAGATCGCTAACAAGCTTCTATATGAGATCGCCCGATTACACCAAAACGAAACCATACAACGTGCTCGATCCTTCTGAACGCATATGCGTCGAGTGTAGAGATGCACAGACTAAGATGCGCCGCGATAAAGAAAAGAACGATCGCGTTGGAGCAACTTTAGATAGATTCTTTGATGAGTAATCCCTTTGTCTATGTCGATAGTGTAAGCCATACTAAAAAGAATCTGATGCGTGGGACAGCGAACGATGAACTCGCAGAGAAAGGCTACAAGCCCTATCTGACTAATCGTTCGCTGTCTTACTTTCAGGACTCAATCCTTTACGCCAACGAGATGAATGTGCGCCCACATCTCGAGCATAAGCCGCAGTACGAGTATTTACTAAATAGCTTGCGGAAGCGTAAGAGGTATGCCAAATGGAAAAAGCAAGCCCCCGACGCAACCGTCGAAATGATCATGGAGTATTTCGGCTATGGTCGTGCTAAGGCGGAGCAGGCATTGCGAGTCTTAACCGATGAACAGTTGACCATGATCGAGGTAGCACTCGACAAAGGTGGAAAGGTATGAATGCATCGGTTGATTCAATGGTGGAAGTCAAGCTGCGCACAGCAGAAGACTTTTTGAAGATCAGAGAAACCCTCACAAGAATTGGTGTAGCGTCACGCAGAGACAAGGTTCTGTTTCAGTCCTGTCACATTCTGCATAAGCAAGGGCGTTACTATATCGTACATTTCAAAGAGCTGTTTGCGCTCGACGGCAAACCTACGAATTTCTCGGACGAAGATAAGGCGCGTCGCAATACGATCGCCAATCTTTTGGCTGAGTGGGACTTGATTGATATTGTAGACGACAATCGCACGAAGGATCCTATCGCGCCGCTGAATCAAATCAAGATTCTAGCGCATAAGGAAAAGAATGATTGGAAACTGGAAGCCAAGTATAACATCGGGAAGAAAAGATCAGTCGACTGATCTATTCCTAGTTCATTTCTTCAGCCAGCTGCTGAATATAGGGCTGGCTGTAGGAATCTACTTCGCATACAGGTTCCAATATTATTTGTGCAACACCCTTGACATTTTTGGTTGCACCGCTTATATATACTGATGTGACGCTTTCGAGGTCACAAACTCAACCTTGCCTAACAGGAGGTAACACTATGGCAAAGAATGAATACGCACAAATCCCTTCGCCTTTCGGTCAGTTCGATCCATTCTCTGTAGGATTCGACAAGACCTTCAAGCTCCTCTCCTCTCAACTTGATAACATTGGAAAGAGCCTTCCAGGCTATCCTCCATACAATATCAAGAAGGTCGGCGATAACAAATACGTTATCGAGATGGCTGTAGCTGGATTCGCCAAGACAGACATCGAGATGACTCTTGAGAACGGAAAGCTCGTCATCTCAGGAAAGACGAAGGAAGCGAACGACGTTGACAACGCCAACGTTTACTACTTCTATAAGGGAATCGCTGAACGCGCATTTACGCGCCACTTCACGCTCTCCGACACGGTAGAAGTCAAGAACGCAGAGCTCGTTAACGGCATTCTTAAGGTGTGGCTCGAGAATCTTATTCCAGAGCATCAAAAGTCTAAGAAGATCGAAATCAAGGACTAATCATCCTATTGAGTTTTTTGCTATGCGCTGGGCAGTTCACGCTGCCCAGCTTTTTTCTGTTTAAGGAGACACACATGTTAGACTGGTTCACACAAACATATCGTTACTATAACACAATCATCGAGCTTATGAAGCTGAGCGACGACGAGCTCGAGCAGCTTGGTATGTATCGCGAAGAAATCGTTTACGTCGCTTATAAAACACATCTGGTGCCCAATGCTTAAGTTTATATGCAACATCATCACAGAAACCAAGAATCTAATGCGCGAAAAGATGGGGAACCGCCCTTACAGCTAAATACAGCTGAAAGGAGGGTCCAATGGCGCTTGTTACATTTGACCAACTGAATGAGTTTTTCGAGGATACGGACGAAGACATCGTTCAGGAGTTCGTAGAACCACTCAACGAAGTGATGGAGTTCTACGAAATCAATAATAAGAATCGTATCTCAATGTTCCTTGCACAGGTAGGACACGAATCAGGTGGACTGCGTGCTCGTAAGGAAAATCTAAACTATAGAGCTGAGACGCTAGTAAAGATCTTCCCAAAGTATTTCCGTGGTAAAGATCCTAATCAATACGCTAAACAGCCTGAAAAGATTGCAAATCTAGTTTACGCCAGTCGTATGGGTAACGGTCCTCCAGAGTCTGGAGACGGTTATCGTTATTGTGGGCGTGGACTTATTCAGCTGACAGGAAAGAGCAACTATCAAGCATTTGCGACAGACATGAACATGGATCTCGCGGAAGCAACTGAGTGGCTCGAAACAGCTGAAGGTGCGGCTTGGTCCGCTGGTTGGTTCTGGGATTCTCGTGAACTGAATCAGTGGGCTGATAGAGGTGACGTTCTTACTGTCACAAAGAAAATCAACGGTGGAACTATAGGATTGAAAGATCGTGAAGAACATTATGCGGCTGCTTTAGAAATATTCGCATAAGGAAATCACGATGCCAAAATTCGGAACTACAACAGACGACGAGCCAATCGTCGCGAAACCTGCTATGGATCAGATTCCTGCTGCTACGAAAGGTGCAGCTGCTTCTATTCCAACTACATATGTAGAGACCACTACTCGTTCTTCTGGTCCAGTCGCTTCTGCTGCTCCACAACTATCAGAAGCAGCACAACTTGCTGCTATCGAACTAGAGAAGAAGAAGTGGGAAGCGGAAAACGCAAAGCAGAATGAAGACTGGATGGCGAAGAAATGGCGTCCAGCAATGGGTTGGTGTTATATGGTTATCTGCGTACTCGACATGGCGGTCTTTCCAATTATGTGGTCGGTCGCACAAGTCATGGTAAAGATGCCACTCACGCAATGGAATCCTCTCACGCTGCAAGGCGCTGGTCTGTTCCATCTCGCAATGGGTGCTGTTCTTGGTATTGCTGCTTGGTCCCGTGGTCAGGAGAAGATGGCGGGCGTAACGAAGTGAGGAAATAATATGAATGTGAATCCTGTGAATGCTGCTAGTCAAGATGTTGGTACAACCATTATGATGCTTCGTTTGCTGAATGGCGACGAGATCATCGGAAAGGTTGGTGTCGCTGGTAATATGATTAGAGTGCTGAAACCTGCAGCTGTTCTGTTGCAGCCTACGGCAACTGGAAAGACACAAATGGCTCTGATTGATTTCATTCCTATGGCTAGGAACAAAGAAATCATTCTGGATCCGCGCAATGTTCTTTTCACATACGAACCAGACGAACAGATCGAGAACACATACAATCAGAACTTTGGTTCTGGACTTGTATTACCCAAGAAAGGGATCTTGACAACCGCGTCTTGATATGATAGTATTAGAATATGAAGTTCTATACTAATGCTCTCGAGTACGGAAACAACATTCTTGTCCGCGGCTATGATCGCGGACAAGCCTTCTCTGAAAAGATTCCCTACAAGCCAAAGATGTTTGTTCCCTCCAAGCGTGAGAATGCAGGTTGGCGCGATATCCGTGGCGTGCCCCTGGATAGTATGCAGTTTGATTCTATCCGAGAGGCTAAAGACTTTATCAATAGATACGAAGATGTATCTAACTTCAAGGTCTATGGTCTCCCACGATTTATCTATGCGTATCTGAACGAAGAATATCCAGAAGAAGTCGTGTACGATCGTGATCTAATCAAAGTCGCGTACATCGATATCGAGGTGAGCTCAGAGTTTGGCTTTCCAAGCGCAGACGAAGCACTCCACGAAGTTACAGCCATCACGCTGAAGAAAGATAGCATATTCCATGTGTGGGGATATGGCGACTATGTTCCTTCGCGCAACGATGTGTTCTATCATCAATGCAACAACGAAAGAGAACTGCTCACCCGCTTCCTCAGCGAGTGGGCTGAAGGCGGCTACCCTGATGTCGTAACTGGATGGAACGTCACGTTCTTCGATATTCCGTATCTCATTCGTCGCATGAATCAAATCATTGGCGAGAGCGAAGCGAAGCGATTCTCACCGTGGAGAATCTTCAAAGAGCGTCAGGTTCGTACGAAGTTCAAAGAAGAAACTGTATTCAACATCGGCGGCATCGCGACTCTCGACTATCTTGAGATGTATCAGAAGTTTACATATTCTCAGCAAGAGTCATACAAGCTAGATCACATTGGCTTCATTGAGCTAGGCGAACGAAAGCTATCATATGACTACGACACGCTGCATGAGTTCTATGTAAAAGATTTCCAGCGATTCATCGACTATAACATTCGAGACGTTGAGCTCGTAGAAAAGCTCGATGACAAGATGAAACTGATTGACATGGCTCTCGCGCTCGCGTACGATGCGAAAGTCACATTGCTCGATGTGTTCACACAGGTTCGTATGTGGGACGTCATCATTCACAATCATCTATGGAAGCAGAAGATTGCAGTTCCGCTGACTGGCGGCGGAAGCAAAGACGAAGCGTATGTTGGCGCGTTCGTCAAAGATCCGCAGGTCGGAGCACACAACTGGGTTATGTCATTCGACTTGAACTCTCTGTATCCGCATCTTATCATGCAGTACAACATCAGTCCTGAAACGTTGTTGCGTGGAAAGAGAGCACAGACCAGCGTCGATGAACTGCTCGATGGCATATTCCCTGAAGTGCCGGATGGGTATGGCATGGCTGCGAATGGATGCTTCTTCAAGAAAGACAAGCAAGGATTCCTACCTGAGATCATGGAACGTATGTACAACGATCGTGTTGTATATAAAAACAAGATGATCGAAGCGCAGAAGAAGTACGAAGCGACGAAAGATAAGCAAGCATCTAAAGATATATCTCGATACAAAAATATGCAGCTCGCTAAGAAAGTTCAGTTGAACTCAGCTTACGGCGCGATTGGTAATCCTCACTTTCGTTTCTTTGATATTGATCAGGCTACAGCGATTACTCTCGGCGGTCAGCTTTCTATTCGCTGGGCTGAGAATGAGATAAACAAATATCTGAACAAACTACTCAAGACTGACGGAGAAGACTATGTCATTGCTTCGGATACGGATTCACTTTACATCTCGTTTGATAGACTTGTACACATGGTGTTTGAAGAACGAGGAGAGACGGATAACGACTCAGAAGTTTCGAAAGATCGGATTGTTTCGTTCCTTGATAAGATGGCTAGCGAGAAGATCGAACCAGTTATTGATCGCATCTATTCGGATCTTGCTATTCGGATGGGGGCGTTCGCGCAAAAGATGAACATGAAGCGCGAGGTTATTGCTGACCGCGGTATCTGGACTGCGAAGAAACGATATATCCTCAACGTTCATGACTCTGAGGGCGTGCGATATGCAAAGCCCAAACTGAAGATCATGGGTATCGAAGCAGTTAAGTCGTCGACTCCTGCAGTTTGTCGTCAGGCTATCATCGACGCGCTGAACATTATTATGTCGAAGGATGAAACAACGCTGCAGGATTTCATAGCGAACTTTAGAAGCGAGTTCAACCAGCTGCCGTTCGAAGAAGTATCATTCCCAAGATCTGTGCAGAATCTAACTAAATATGCCAAGGAAACAAAGTCTATTCCGATTCATGTGCGCGGCGCTCTGTTGTATAACAGCAAGATTCGCGAGATGAAACTGAATAAGAAGTATGAGTATATCAAAGATGGTGAGAAGATTCGCTTCTCCTATCTCAAGATGCCAAACCCATTACATGACAATGTGATATCTGCGATCAATGAACTGCCGGCAGAGTTCAATCTGAAGAAGTACATTGATTACGATATGCAATTTGACAAGACGTTTCTCGAGCCGTTGCGCGCTATTCTTGAAGTGATCAACTGGCACGAAGAAAAGCAAAGTACATTGGAGGATTTCTTTGCATGACTGTGAATATCCCTGCTGAATATCTTGGACAAGACTATGGGTTCTCCGCAGTCGATGAGCCAGACTTCGCGAAGCCAGCTCCTGTTGAGCAGCCAGTTATCAATATCGATCTCGACGATCGCTTCGATTCTGTTGATGAAAAGCTAGATCGCATTCTTGTTGAGTTTAGCAGAATGCAGAACAACGTAGCTTCCAGTGCTACAGAAACAGAAATGCGCGATAAGATCAGACAGCTTGAAGCTATCGTAGTTCCGCTGCTGAATAATCTATTGAAGACTGCAGATAAAGAATGGATTCACTGGCCTAACAGGCGCGAAGTCTGTCAGCGTCAGTTGGATGCTGTGTTGAAAATAACTAGAGGATGATATGCAGAGTACGATTACAAGAATTGATCCACCGATTCCTTTGATGACACCAAAGGGTCGGGCTATGGCTCACTTTCTTATTGACTACGGTATGGAAAATGATTTGATGTGGGTTGTGTTTCAGGATGACACTGGCGAGTGCTGGACCTGGGAAAATGCACAGATCCGCGCTCGAGTTAACGAAACCATAGGTCGAAGAAAGATGTCTAAGATCAATGTTTGAAGTAACAAAAGAAAACTATAAAGATTTCCTAACGTGGCACGGACGCGATCTGGAAGTGGCAAAAATGGTTGTCGAACTGTATGATGGAACTGCGGGATACCATGATCTCCTTTCGGTCCGTCTATGGGTAGAAGCATCCAAGATGCTACTAAAAGATCACGATGGCACTTAACTTAGATCGTTGGTTGATTATGGCAACAGGGATAGCATTATCCGTTGTCGCTGCGTGGTACTCAGTCACAGGTCTAACAGCTATCTTCGCAGGAGCATTCTGGGCGATCGTCATTCTTGGCGGCACGTTGGAGTTCGGAAAAATAATCCTTGCGTCATGGCTATACAGAAACTGGAAGCACGTTCCGTTTCTGATGAAAACATATTTCGTAAGCGCATTATTCATTCTCATGCTGATCACAAGCATGGGTATCTTTGGGTTCTTATCCAAAGCGCATCTAGATCAAGTTGCTCCGAGTGGCGAAGTTGCAGCCAAGATAGAAAGAATAGATGGCTCGCTCACGCGCGAGCGTGCGCGCATCACGAAAGCAGAACAACAAGTTGGACAGTTAGATCGAGCAATAGATAGTATCATAGACAGAAACAATCGCGCTCAAACTGCATTACAGATACGCAATCAGCAAAAGAAAGAGCGCGACACCATAGCTGCTGAAATCAAAGACGCGCAAACTAATATCGAAAAGTTGCTCGACGAGAAAGCGCCACTGATGAAGGCTACTCGCGAGATTAGAAATGAAGTCGGTCCTATACGTTATGTCGCAGAACTGATATATGGCGCTGATTCTGAGAAGGATTTAGAATCTGCTATACGTATCATGATTATTCTGCTTGTACTAGTCATCGATCCTCTGGCTGTTCTTCTTATCATTGCAGCCAGTCGTGACATAAGAACTGTAGGAGCTGTAACAACTGATGGTGATATCTGGAAAGAGATCAAAGTCGAGAAAGAAAACTTGACAACTTATGCTTAGTATGATAGTATTCATGTTGGAGGTGAATTATGTCGCTCAAAGAAAAACTGATTAAAAATAGTACAATCGCTTTTACAGCCACTCTTGAAGATTCTAAGATTTTCACAAAGAAAGACGTCATTCCAACCACAGTTCCCATGATCAACGTTGCGTTGTCTGGTAGCATTGATGGCGGAATGACTCCTGGGCTTACAATGCTTGCAGGTCCGTCTAAGCATTTTAAGACTGGATTTGCGCTTCTTATGGCTTCAGCCTTTCTAAGGAAGTATTCAGATGGCGTTATACTTTTTTACGATTCTGAGTTTGGTACTCCTCAGTCCTATTTTAATACCTTTGGTATTCCTTTTGACTCTGTTGTGCATACTCCTATCACTGACGTCGAACAACTCAAATTCGACATAATGAAACAGCTCACAGAGCTGGAGCGCGGCGATCATGTTATGATTGTCATTGACTCGATTGGTAATCTTGCTTCTAAGAAGGAAGTCGAAGACGCGCTCAATGAAAAATCTGTCGCAGATATGTCTCGTGCGAAGCAGCTCAAGTCGCTGTTCCGTATGATCACTCCTTATCTCACTCTCAAAGATATTCCTATGGCTGTTGTCAATCATACCTACAAAGAGATTGGTATGTTCCCGAAGGATATCGTTGGTGGCGGCACTGGCTCGTACTACGGCTCAGACAACATCTGGATTCTTGGTCGTCAGCAAGATAAGGATTCTGAAGGTATCCAAGGATATCACTTCGTTATCAACGTGGAGAAGAGTCGTTATGTCAAAGAAAAGTCAAAGATCCCTATTAGCGTTTCATTTGAAGGTGGCATTAATCGCTGGAGCGGTTTACTTGACGTTGCTCTGGATGGCGGTTATATTGTTAAGCCAAAAAATGGGTGGTATGCTAGGGTAGACAAAGAGACTGGAGAAGTCCTTGCGCCGAACATGAGAGCTTCGGATATCGAAGACAACGGCGAGTTCTGGAAGACGATGTTCAAGGAAACAGACTTTGCTAAGTATATCAAAGAACGATACTCCATCGCCCATGGTGCTATCCTTGGAGATGAAAATGAGTAGAGCTATTGACAATCCGGTCGCAGTAGATTATAGTCATATTATGCATCCCAAAGTAGAAAAATTCGTTTGCATCAAAATCAACGAAGGCGAGTTCGAAGGGATGGTGTATCATTACGAAAATCTAAAAGTAAGCGATACCGAAGACGAAAACGGCGACGCGATGCTCAACTTCAATTATCACGTCGTCGAATCGTTCATTGCTGAAGAAATGCTGACTGATAGTATCAAGCAACGATTTGAAGATACGATTGCTGGTATTCTTTTCGATATTTTACTTAAACAAGTAGGAAGGATTGGGAATGAAGATCGAACTGACGATTCTGAAGAATCTGGTTCATAATGAAGACTTCGCCCGTAAGACTCTACCTTTTCTAAAAGAAGAATATTTCAGTGATTCGTCTGAGCGTCAGGTGTTCAAACGAATCACTGACTTTATGACTAAGTACAACACCAATCCTACACGCGAAGCGATTGGTATTGAACTTGAATCTGCGACTAATCTTACGGAAGAAGAACACAAGCGTTCGATGGATATCGTTCGCAATCTAATCGAGCCTGAGCCTAGCGAAATGCAATGGCTTCTCGATACCACTGAGCAGTTCTGTCAAGAACGTGCAGTATATAATGCGGTCATGGATAGCATCTCTATTCTTGACGGCAAAGATAAGAATCGCACCAAGAACTCTATCCCTGAGATTTTGTCAGAAGCTCTTGGCGTTTCATTTGATAGTCATATCGGCCATGACTTCATCGAAGACTACGAACGTCGATTTGATTATTATCATCGCGTTGAAGAAAAGCTCCCATTCGATATTGAGTTACTCAACAAGGTAACACGCGGCGGACTATCTCGCAAATCTTTGAATATTATCCTTGCAGGAACTGGCGTCGGTAAGACGTTGGCTATGTGTCATATGACCGCAGCCAATCTTGCGATGGGAAAGAACGTTCTCTATATAACTATGGAGATGGCTGAAGAAAAGATCGCTGAGCGTATCGACGCGAATCTGTTGAACGTTGCATCAGAAGATCTTGCGATGCTGCCTAAAGATATATATGAAAAGAAGATTGAAAGGCTCAGAGCCAAGACTACTGGCAAGCTAATCATCAAGGAGTATCCCACTGCGTCGGCTCACGTTGGACATTTCCGTCATCTTATCAATGAGCTCAATCTCAAGCGAAATTTTGTTCCTGATATTATCTACATTGATTATCTCAATATCTGTATGTCGTCTCGTATCAAGACCGGATCGAACGTAAACAGCTACACGTATGTCAAGGCTATCGCTGAAGAACTGCGTGGATTGGCTGTTGAGAAGAATGTACCAATTGTTTCTGCTACGCAAACGACTCGCTCTGGATACACCAACAGCGATCCTGGGCTTGAAGATACTTCGGAATCGTTTGGCTTGCCTGCGACTGCAGACTTTATGATTGCTCTTGTTCGTACTGAAGATATGGATGAAAGGGGACAGATACTTATCAAGCAGCTGAAAAATCGCTACAGCGATCCTGGCGAAAACAAGAGATTCTTCGTGGGTATCGATCGTGTCAAAATGCGTCTTTTTGATGTCGAAGAAACAGCCCAGGATGACTTGATCGACGACAGCCGCGGTGGTAAGACTAAACGATATGACTCTGTGATGGATAATACCAAATTCGGGATGGAAGATCGTGAGCGCAACAAGCCTAAACCCAAATTCAACAACTTCAAGTTCTAAACTAAATAGTCTTGACATTTTGTCGCCAGTAGAATATACTAGTCCAATAAGCGAGGGAGGTGCCATGTTCCCAGAGGCTTTGGAATATTCGAATAATACCGCCGACATATACGTGGCTGGCGGTAAACCTAGGAAGAAAAAACTCGTCGAAGCTGCGGCTAGATGGATGCTTGGCTATACCCTAGGAACAAGACTTGCCAACAATGTTTCCCTAAGAATCGATCTCGTTAACGATTTGAAGAACACGAACGTTTACGGTTCAGTTCTTTGGGCTGACAGTAATAACAGACCGCGCGAGTTTGATATGGACTTGTGCAATCACATAAATGATAGAACTCTGTTCCGCGTGCTCGCGCATGAGATAGTCCATATTCGACAATATGCGACCGGTGACCTAAAAGATCTGGCTACTCACGCCGACTACTGTAAATGGAAGAATAAATTAGTTCAGTCCGAGGGGCGTGGTCGCGGATCATATTTCGATCTGCCGTGGGAAAAAGAAGCTCGCCGCGATCAGGAAATTATTTTCAACGAGTGGCGTAGAGCGCATAATTATCATTTTAAGCAAAAGGGTGGGGATATATACGGTGATTGAAGTTAAGATTTATAGTAAAGATGATTGTCCGTGGTGCGAGCGAGCTAAGTCGCTGCTCGCACTACATAATGTTTCGTACAATGAAATCAAGATTGGTCGGGATATCACTCGCGAAGAGTTCTTCGAACAGGTTCCGAATGTACGTACAGTTCCACAAGTCTTTGTGGGTGAAACGAGAGTAGGTAGCTATGATGATCTCTCAGCGGCCATCAAAAACGGCACGTTTGAGACTCTGTTTAGCTAAATAGATATTCGTATGGTATAGTTACGTCCAGAGCGTCGTATCTTCCTTTCGTAGCGCAAGCAAAAATAGGAGATAAGATGAAGAAGACTTTCATCGCACTAACAGCAGCGTCGCCGCTGTTTATGGCAGTTTCCGCTGAAGCTGCTCCTCAAAAGAAAAAGCAAGTATCACAGCAGACCGCACTACAGCGCTGCAATTTGAGCGTTCAACCAAAGTATGCTCATTACGCTAGATTCTGCTCGATGCTGAAGCCAGAAACAATCGCACGCAGGAATCCAGCTCCAGCGTCTGTAGAAACTGCTCATTCTTATCGCGCAGACGACGACAGCGCAGCTGCATTCTTTGCTGCTGATCGTGCTCGTATGGCTAATATTCAAGTCACATATAATACGACACAAACTGCTAAAGCGCGTAAGACGAACGATACGCCTGCGCGTCGTAATAAAACGCCACTTGCTCCAGAGCCAGTTCGTGTTGCTCAGCAGTGGGAAGGATATCATGCTCAGAGAAACAGAAGCGAACTCCGCGATCTGTTGTCTAAGGGTAATGAGATGGTCGTTGATCCAGTACGCATTCCATGGTGTGCAGCGTTCGCTAACGCTATTCTAAAGCAAACTGGATACGAAGGAACTGGCTCGCTTCAAGCACGTAGTTTCCTGGGATACGGCGTCGCTACGAAGTATCCTAAAGAAGGTGATATCGTGGTGTTCACTCGTGGTCGCAGTCAATATGCGGGACACGTTGGATTCTATATGGGAGAAGAAACATTGAATGGCATTCGCTACATCAAGGTTCTTGGTGGGAATCAGAACAAGGAAGTGAATGTCGCATACTATCCTGCTAATCGTTTGCTGGGATATCGCCGTTTGGGCTAATGATCAAGGAGGTGGATTTTTTGTCATTAGTCAGGGGAGTGGCGTGGTGCCACTCCCCTTTTTCATTTGAATAAATAGTCAAAATAACAACAAGGATAAGCTATGGCGGCGCAACAAGGATTTCTATATGAGCAGAACGCTGCAAAAATATTGAAACCTATGGGATTTGTTCCCAAAGAATTTGTGCCTGCTGGTGCTGGACATGATCAACCTGATCTTATGTTACAGTACAAAAAGAACAAAGCTGGTTGCGAGCTAAAGATCACCGCAGCTTCAGCTGGATCTCTTGTTCTAAAGTACGACGCTAAGAATAAAAAGAATCCTTGGGGATTCGGAACTATCAAGCCAGACGAAAAAGAAAAACAGTTCATCAAAGAACTAGCCGATTACGTTGGCCTATTCAAGATTATTCAAAAGGAATGGAAAGAAGTTCCATACAAAAGAGATAAAGACCCTGCATGGGAAGTGACCGCTGGTAAGAAAACTCCGCGTCAAAGATATGAGCGCGACCTAAAGCTATTCAAAGATATCAAGGGCGAAATTCCCGCGACCAAGATCGAAGAATACTATAATAAGAAAGATACGTACTATGTGAACGTCGGAACGCATGGATTCTATCTAATGGGTAAAAAGAATCCTCTTGGTCTAAAAGACGTTCCTACATTTGGCGCATCAGCCAAAGCTATCTATCGCGCTCGCGTTCAGTACAAGGGCAGCGACAACTATCAATTTACATTTGAAATGCAATTCTCGATGAAATCGAAGTCTCCTTTCAACATTGCTCCTGTTGACGGCAAAAGCGTCACGATTCAAAAGGGCAAAATGAACCTAAGTTGTTTTGAATGAAAAAGCTCTCAACATTTATTGCAGAAGAAAAAAATCTGCACATGGAGCACATCGAGGATCTTATCCTCAATGATGGTGTTGCTGGCGCAAAGCAGATCTTCTCGTTTCTGACACAAGTCCGCGATATGCTTGGCGGAAAGACTAAGAAGAAAGTATCTGCGACTGTAAAGTGGGACGGTGCACCTGCGATCTTTGCTGGTATTGATCCGCGCGACGGAAAGTTCTTTGTCGCAAAGAAAGGTATCTTCAACAAGACACCAAAGCTGTACAAGACACAGGCTGATATCAACGCAGATCTTGACGGTGAGCTTGCAGCCAAATTCACTGTAGCGCTGCGCGAGTTCAAGAAGCTCGGAATCACGCGCGGTGTATATCAGGGCGATCTGATGTTCACGAAGGGAGACGTGAAGAAAGAAACGATCGACGACGCAAGTTATTACACATTCCAACCAAACACGATTGTATATGCCGTCCCTGTGAACTCAGCTCTCGGAAAAAGAATCAATGCTGCGAGTATTGGCGTTGTATGGCATACGACATACGAAGGCGACTCGTTTGAGAATATGCAAGCATCGTTTGCTAAAGGTATCGTCGAAAAGCTGAAGCAAGTCAATACGATCTGGATGGACGACGCAACGTACAAAGACGTCAGCGGTACCGCAACAATGACTGCTGCGGAAACTGAGCAGCTCAATAAGATTCTATCGCAGATGGGAACAATTCTGCAGAAACTGCCACGCGCTGCTGTAGATGCGTTCTCCGCAGATCCAGAATTACTAATTCGCATCAAGACGTATAATAACAGCAAAGTTCGTGCTGGCGAAAAGATCGCGAACACAACATCTCATGTTGTTGGCTTCGTGCATTACATGAATGACTATTATAAGAAGGAAGAAAACAGCAAGAAGACCGAGAAGGGTAAACAAGCTGTTAGAGAAAGATTCAAGAATAGCTTCGGACCGATTGTACGCACACCAGCTATACAATTAAAGAGCATTTTTGATTTTATGAATCTCGTGGTTGAAGCAAAACTGCTTATCATCGCAAAGATGAACTCGTCAGCTTCTATTGGCACGTTCCTTCGTACTAATAAAGGACTGACGATCACTTCTCCTGAGGGATACGTTGCAGTTGATCATCTTACTGGAGGAGCTGTGAAACTAGTTGACAGACTAGGATTCAGTCAGGCTAACTTTAGTTCAGATATCATAAAAGGATGGCAACGCTAAGGTATACTGACCGCTCGTCACATTACTCATTATATCGTTACATTCTGAAGTTGTCAAGCCCCTTTTTATAAATACTGATGCGGTCAGGCTAAGGCAATCCCGCGAGGAGAAAATGAAGAGCGTTGTATTTACGTTTGGGCGTATGAACCCACCAACTACGGGACATCAGCTGCTTGTCAACAAGCTGCTCGCTCACGCTCGTCAGACGAAAGCTACTCCTCGCGTCTATCTGTCTCATTCCGTAGGCAAAAAAGATCCCCTTCCGTATGATAAGAAGATCTCGTTCGCTCGTGCAGCGTTCGGAGCAATCGTGCGCAAGTCAAACTCTAAGAACGTAATTCAGATTCTCAAGGATCTGGAGAAGGAAGGATTTACTCACGTCACAATGTTTGGCGGATCCGACCGCGTTCCCGAGTTCACTAATCTGCTCAACAGATACAATGGCAAAGAATACAACTTCGAGAAGATCGAAGTGAAGTCCGCTGGCGAGCGCGATCCAGACGCAGACGACGTTTCAGGAATGTCGGCTAGCAAAATGCGCGCTCTTGCTAAAGACGAAAAGGTTGCAGAGTTCCTTCGCGGCGCTCCAAACACGCTAAAGATCACACAAGCTAAGAACATGTATAACGCTGTTCGTAAAGCATTGCTAGGAGAGGATGTCATGGATTACAGTCATGACGAACGTTTCGTTGGCTTTATTGTCGAAGCGTCGGACGACGAGATGGATATTGCTATTCCTTCAGACGGAGAAATCGCAAAGCATATTGACGACATGAGCGTCGACGATTTTGATCTTGACGACGCAGACGCTCTCATGCTTGACGTGATACTTGGTCAAGATATTGACGAGAAGGAAGAAGTCGACGAAGCAAGAGTTCTTTCTTTACAGACGCGTCAGAAGCTCGCTCAACGCATGAAATCTATGTCGAAGCGTCTTGCTCGTCTGCGTGATATCAAGCGCAAGCAAATGCCAGCACAACAAAGACTCCGCATGCGCGCGCGAAAGGCTGCACTGATGATTCTTCGTCGTCGTGCAACAGGCAAGACAAATCTAGATTATAGCACACTTTCACGTTCACAGCGCGTTGCCGTAGATAATGCTCTTGTCAATCGTTTTGGTAAGGGATTGAATTCTGCTGTAGATCGCATCTCAAAGAGAATACTGCCAATGATTCGTAAGAAAGCACAAACATCTGTTGCACAGGCTCGCGATACAAAAGAGTCTTTCGTTTATGAAGCGAAGGACAAAGAAGGATCAGCCAAGGACGTCGCACAGGATAAGATTCAAGCTGCAAAACGCGGTATGTCTGTTGCAGATTGGGAAAAGACAAAGGCCGACGCAGCACACGATTCTCCGCTGAATATCAATCCACAGAAGCTGGATACTCTTAGTATTGATCCAACTCAAAACGATCGCGTTGCGCCTAATCCAAAGCAAGGACACTTACATTTGAACAGAAAGCTCTCCCATTATGCTCGTTCTGTCGACGAAGGTCGCAAGTCTTCAGCCGACAAAGATGCACGTGATGCGGGCGATACGAACATTATCTATCAGATGCGCAAGACAATCAACTCTCGCGGCGAGCACGAAACGACATTCGCTGACGGACACAAGGCACATGTTTCTATTGCCGACGCTAAGAAGATGCTCGCTAAGTTCGAAGCTCTGCGTCTTCCAGCGGATAAGCATGAATTCACGATTCAAGCGGGTAGATCTCTTGCTTCGTTCAAGAACGTCATGGCTCATGGTGCAAAGCCAGAGAAGAAGAAGATCTCCCTTGGCGGTAAGAAGTTCAACGAGTTTTATCTTGGCGTAGGACGCTCACGCACTGTATCTGCATACGATAACGATGAGCCACCAGGCAATCGTCGTATCGCAGAAGTTGCTAAGGACGAAGATCGCCCAGAAGATCCAAATAAATCACGTCCGCTTTCACAGAAGCTAGATCTTTTGCTTCGTCTTGGTCTAGCCGATACAGACGAGCTGCAAAAGTATCGTCGTGCTTTGCGTTCTTCAAAGAAAGCCGCACTTCAATCGCCAGAGATGCGCGCAAAACTCGCAGATCTGTTGGACAAACTGATTGATCTCACGACACAAGATCCAGCAACATATTCACGCGTTCGTTATCGCGTTATGACGAAAGAAGCGCTCGCTCTGCTCAATAAAGCTGAGAGATCAGGAATCGACGTTTCTATTCTTGCTGAAGTATTCGTTCGTGGTCTTCAAGAAGACAACGATTCGGCAAAAGCGTTCAATCGTGTCAACTCATTCATTGCTGGCGGAAAGGCTGCTGAAATAGATAACGATCTTTCAGAAAAGGTCGATCTCCCACACAAGTATCGCGCTGGTTTGTCAGATAAGACAGCATCTGCAAGAAAAGCTCATTGGGATAAGATGGACAAGCTGTCCGATCGTGATCCTCGCGCATACGAGCCAGCACCTGGAGACGCGACTGCAAAAACAAAACCATCAAAACATACTCTAAAATATAAGAGAATGTACGGAGAAGAAGCTATGGATGAAGCAGCAGAAGCTGGTCTAGCAGCGAAGGCTAAGAAATCTGGCGTTTCAATTGATACGCTGCGAAAGGTTTATCGTCGTGGCGTAGCAGCATGGAACTCTGGTCATCGTCCAGGCACAACTCCGCAGCAATGGGGAATGGCTCGCGTCAACTCTTACATTACAAAAGGTAAGGGAACTTATCACGGAGCTGACAAGGATCTACGTGAAGACGATCTAAGTGAAAAGAGTCAGGGTCTTTGGGCTAACATTCACGCGAAGCGTCAAAGAATCAAGTCGGGTTCTGGTGAGCGCATGCGTAAGCCAGGTGAGAAGGGAGCACCAACAGCGGATCAGATCAGATCAGCAAAGGGAGAAGCTGTAAGTCCAGCACAGCAAGCTGCGATTGCTATCTCAATGAAGAAAGCAGGTAAGACTCCTAAGAACGAAGACGTATCTCCTGCAGCTAAGAAGATTCTTGGCGACAAAGCTAAGGAGCATGGTGGCAAGGTTCCATTCAAGTCGACGACATACAAAGACGGTAAGAAAGTCGTAACTCACGGCTACAACGATGCTTCTGGAAAGCGCGTTGTAACTCATACGACGAACGAAGCAGCTAAGTCAGACGCACAACAGCGCGCTGCTGGCGCTGCTCTTGCTACGCAGCGCGGCGAATATGCTGGCGGCAAGAAGGGCGGAGCAATCAATCGTATGGCGCTGATGAAGAAGAAAGAACTCATCAAGCTCGCTACGAAGAAGAAAGAAACTAACGAAGGACTTCGTTCCACTTCTAAGGGTAACGAGAAGGGTCGCAACTATGATCCCAATAAGTTGTATCATCAAACTGGATACAGACTGAAGGACTATCGTAGACCTGGAGAAACATCGAAGGCACAAGATAAACAAACTCTTGATAAAATGTTTTCAAGATTTACTGCTTCCGGAGGTAAGGTAAAAGTTCTTCCTCCAGGTAAAAAGACTCCGAAGACTATGATTCGTCCAAGAGATTATATGAAGCCGAATCAAGCTGCTAAGGTTGGTGTCACAGAACAGAACATGACAACACATGACGCTGTTCCTCTTGCTAAGAGAGTGAAGAAAGTCAAGAGCTTTCATGCTTGGCATCCAAAGTCAGTAAACGAAGCACAACGCACTGCCGATGTAAAGGTGGTGAAAGTTCGCAATCCAGACGGAACTACAACATTCCGTAAGGAAAGAACAACAACGACCGTGCAGCAAGAAGCTTCACATCCACATCCTACGGGCAAAATTCCTTATGTTTCTAAGACTAACAAAGAAATGCAGGATGATCTTAGAAAGAAGTTCAAAGATGCAAGTGAAGGATATACTGGCTCAGAACCAACATCATCAAATCCTAACGATCCATCAAACCGTTTCGTAGGAACCGATGCGATTCGCAGAAACTATGCAGCTGCTACTCCAGGACAAGAACAAGCTGCAGGTCAAATTGGAGTTGCTGCGTTTTCTCCAGAAAAGCCATCGTATGGTTCTCCTGTAGCGCGCACAAGAACAGAAGTAGATCATTCTAAGGATGATGCATCTAAGAAGCATTTCAACGAGATTCGTAAAGCACTCTCAGGTATCCGTGAGCAGAATGAACTTAATGAATCATTCGCGGCTGGATTTGAGCTAGCTCCATTCGCACGCGACTACGGAATCCAAGTACAGTCTGCGTTCGAGCATCACCCAGAAGTTCAAGAAGCTCTCGATGCACAAGAAGATGCGATGAATGAAGCTATATATCAGGGACGTAATGTTCCTTTGAATAAGCCTATGAAAGGCGACGTTAAGAAGTCCAAGGTTTATGTTCGCGATCCTTCAACAGGAAACATCAAGAAGGTGAACTTTGGTGATAAGAAATTGAGCATTAAGAAAGATCAACCTGGACGCAAGAGATCATACTGTGCTCGCTCAAGCGTACAGGGTAATCTAACAAAGAAGACCAGTGCTAACTACTGGTCGCGTAGAGCATGGGATTGTTAAGAGGAGAAACTGAAAATGGAAACTATTGTAACGCTCGTAGTGATTGGTGTTCTTGCTTATGTTGCTTGGACGTTCTGGCCAAAGGCTGACGTTAACGGCGACGGTAAGGTAGACGCAGCTGACGTAAAGGCAGCAGCTGACGTTAACAAGGACGGCAAGGTAGACGCTAAGGACGCAGTTGAAGTTGTAAAGAAGACGGCAACTCGCGCAAAGAAAGTTGCAACTAAGACTGCAACGAAGGCTGTCGCTAAGGCAAAGGGAACGAAGTAATATGGAACAACTCGTAGAGTCGCTCAAGAAAGTATTAGCGAGCAGCTTTTCTTTCTATCTCAAGGCGCACAACTATCACTGGAACGTAGAAGGTCATAGCTTCTCGGAGTATCATACCTTCTTGGGTGAACTCTACGCAGAAGTTTGGGGTGCAGTAGATACTATTGCAGAACATATTCGTACTCTTGACGCATATGTTCCAGGATCACTGACACGTTTTCAGCAGCTCACTTCAATCGAAGACGAACTGAGCGTTCCTTCTTCGCGTGCGATGATGGCAAAACTATATGCAGACAATATGCGCATTCTTGCTGATCTTCAAGCAGCGCATGCGGCTGCAGAAGCTGCTGGTAAGCGCGGAATCGTGAACTTTCTAGAAGATCGCATCGACACTCACGAGAAGCATGCGTGGATGCTGCGTTCCTTCACTAAAGGTGAGTAATGGCGCAGTTTAGAACCGATACGAGTAGATATCTACCAAACTGCAACACGATCTTTGAGGTCGTGATGTTGGCTGATCCTTATGGAAATCGTATCGGTCCTGCTAACCCATCAGGTGTTGCTGTTGATGCGTTTGGTCGTTCTCGCGTGTCGATGCCACTTACGCTGTTTGATTCTTCACATAGATATCGCGACAACGGATTGTGGTCAACATCAAATACTGCTGGAACATCATACACATTTAGTCAAAATGAAGGCCTGATCAATCTAAACATAAAGACCGGTGCGAATCAAGAAATTGTTCGCGAAACAATCAAAGTATTTTCCTATCAGCCGGGTAAGTCATTACAGATCATGAACACTTTTGTAATGAATAAGCCTAAAACTGGATTGAGGCAGCGCGTTGGATACTTTGGTGCAAACAATGGTATCTATCTTGAGCAGTCTAACAGCGATATCTACTTTGTAGAAAGAAACTACACCAACGGAACGTTGAGAGAAAATCGCGTATCTCAAGCTAATTGGAATGTTGACACGCTTCTTGGCAATGTTTCTTCGAGCCCTTCACATCTCACGCTCGATTTGTCTAAAGCTCAAATTCTATTTACAGATATTGAGTGGCTTGGATTGGGAACTGTTCGTTGCGGTTTTGTTATTGATGGACAACAGATTCACTGTCATTCATTCCATCACGCGAATGTGTTGGAAACGACTTACATGACGACTGGCTCATTGCCGTTGCGTTATGAAATCAAAAATACAGCAGCAACTGCTAACAATAGCACATTGAAGCAGGTATGTTCTACTGTTATCTCAGAAGGTGGATATGAACTACGCGGATCACAACAATCTATCGAAACTCCTATTGGTTCTCCTCGTGATCTGACAACAGCAGGAACATACTATCCTGTCATATCATTGAGACTAAAAACGTCGCCAAATCGATTAGATGCTATTGTTATTCTTACTGCACTTTCTCTTCTTGGTTTTACCAATAACGTAAATTATAACTGGAAAGTTGTAACAGGCGGAACAACTACAGGTGGAACTTGGGTTAGCGCGGGAACAGATTCTGCTGTTGAATACAATATCACAGGAACAGGATTTTCTGGCGGAAGAGCTATGGCTAGCGGATTTCTAAACGGTTCTGCTCAAGGATCTACACCAGTCGACATTTTAAAAGAAGCGCTGTTTAAATTTCAGTTAGAACGCAATGGTCTTACACTAACACCGTTTGAACTAACTCTCACAGCAGCCGCGGATACAAATGGTGGAGATATTTATGCGTCTCTAGATTGGGAAGAGATTTCAAGATAAGGAAAGCAAATGTCATACAAGAGCTTAGAATCAACTATCCGCGAAGCAGCTCGCGGTAAAGTCAAAGAGAACAACGAAATCGATGACGAAGGCAATATGGCTAAAGGTGAACTGCGTATGATCGCTTCGCGCGCGCAGGAACTTATTTCTATGCTCGACGATAACACTCAGCTTGAAGGATGGGTCCAAAGCAAGATCACCAAAGCTGAAGATTATATCAACTCAGTTTATGACTACATGAAAGGTCAGAAGGGAAACTAACATGTCAATAGATCCAAAGAAGTTTGGTCTCAGCGATTCGCTGGTGAACGCAGTAAGCGAAGCACTCAAAGGCAATCAGCATAAGATTGACGTCGCAGAGCCAAAGGGTAAGATCACTGGAGCAGACTTCAAGAAGCTGCGCGGCGAAGGATCTAAGCCAGATTTCCTTGATCTCGACAAGGACGGCAATAAGAAAGAGCCGATGAAGCAAGCTGCGAAGCAAGCTAAGGAATCTGTCGAAGAAAACTTCAAGTTCAAAGTCACAACGAAAAAGCATGGCGAAGCTACAGTTACTGTTCCTGCACATAAAGCTAAGACACAGGATGAAGCTGAGAAGGTTGTCAGAGCTCATCCAATGTACGTCAAAAACAAGCCAACAAAAATCGTAGCTGTCAAGGAAGATACAGAAGTCACCGAAGCTGAAGACGCAGTAGCAAAGCAGATCGCAGCTAAGAAAGACGCGATGAAGAAGCAGATTCGTCAGAAAATTGCGCAGAAGCAAATGAGCGTTATGCAGCAAAAGGCTCAGAAGAAGCTTCAGACGATCAAGGCTGGCAATGACAAATGCACCTGCGACTCGACAAACGAATCAAAGATGAAATGCGAAGTTCATGGTGGTAAGGATGCGAAGCTCGGCAAAGAGCCAATCGAAGTAAATCCTCCTCTTAAGGAAGCTTCTAATCTTCCCAAGTCTGTCATCAAGAAGGGACATGAGATTGCGAAGTCGCTGATCAAGAATAAGTCTTCTGTTCGCGAGCCATATGCAGTTGGAATGGCTGCTGCTAAGAAGTCTGCTGGTATCAAGGAAGACGCAGAGCAGGTCGACGAGATCTCAAAGATGAAGGCGATCAGAACAGCTGTAAAGCGTCAGACTGCTGCTCACGGCGCTGCGATCGAACGCGGTGATGAACTGAACGATAAAGAGCAGAGCAAGGTAAATAAGAGCCAGGCTCTAATCAAAAAGAAGTACGGCGAAAAAGGCGACAAGATCGTTCATAAAGCCGTCGGTAAGAGAATTGGTTATCAGGACTAAATACTAATCTATATTATGCCGAGTAGTCACTAACGAAAAGCGGAAAGGAAACGCAAATGGCACTTTGGGGTTTTTCAAGAGAATCTAATCAGGTAGCATCTGGTGCAAACACAGTTGCTGGTATCGTAAAGGGCTATCGCCCGCTTCCACAAGCATCAGGTTCCCAGGACGCGGGTACTGCTGGTGCGATTCAAACAGCTAACAAGCGCAACGTAATTGCCACGACAGCTGGTTGGGTTCGTCGCGTAAACAAGGTTGATACTCACGGCAACAGCCGTCAGATCGACGAAACTCTTGTTGCAGCTGCTCCAGGATCTGGTTTCTACTACACATCAAACACACATCTTGGTCGTCCAGATATCGTAGAGATCTTCGTCAAGACGAATGCGAACAACGTGATTTCTGCGAACGTATCTGCTAACCTGTATGTTGTGTTCAATATGCCAGTCCATCTTCGTGCGTCATCAAACGCTCTGTCGATCAATCTTGCAAACACAGCTGGCGGCAACAATGGTGTTGCTCGTATCGCAGCTTCTGCTGCTGCTCGTGCAAATGTTGCTAACAACGTTCTCGTATTCACGATGCCTAAGCTGCAAGGTGGTGCTGGTTCTGCTAAAGCTACATACCACATCAATGCTCAGTCGATTTCTGTAACTGGCAACCCACTCTACAATCCAGAGCAGGGAACGACTCACGCAGCTAACCTTGTAATCACAGGCGCAGTTGCTAACAACCTGTCGAATGGTTGGGGTCAGCGTATCACCAACTTCACAGTATCGCCAAAGGGCGTGTAATAGATTCGGAGTCGCTAGATGGCTGATAAAAAGGTATCGCAACTTACAGCATTGACGACCACAGCGGCTCCAGATCTGCTGATGATCGTTGATGATCCGAACGGAACGCCAGTATCGAAGAAGATCACAGTAAAGAACTTCTTCGGTTCTGTTCCTTCAAATACAGTATTCAGTGCAAACGTAACTGTGAGCGGTAATCGCGCACAGTTCGCTTCTAATGTTAATGTTACAAAGACTCTTACTGCTAATGTTGTTAAGATCACATTTGGTACAACGCCAGGATCTAACAACGCAACAACTGTTGGTATGGCTGTAGGAGAAATGCGTTTCACAAATACACATTTATATATCGCAGTTAATGCAACAACAATCAAGCGCGTAGCACTGGGTACATTCTAATGAGTATCGAAGCAGCAGGTTCATACGTTGTCACTAAAGCTGCATCAGCGGCTGGTGGATTATTTGGCGGATTGACTATGTTTGCTTTCATGAGACCATCTTCAGTGCTAGACGCTACCATTCGTGGTGGTGTCTGCACAGGATCAGCAATTATATTTGCTCCTATCATTTGTGAGTTTCTAGAAACGAAACAATCGATTGATCATCTTCTTGCAGCAGGAGCAGTCACTGGATTTTTAGCGTGGGGCGTGTTGTCTATGACAGCGCGCTTTTTTATTAAGGCAGAAGCGGCCAATAAAGATATCGTGGAGGCCGCTAAGGAAATTAAACAGTGAGATGAAAGGTACTTTGGACGATAATAATTTTTTTCTTTATGCTGCACGAAATTACTTAAATCCTTGTGTAGATGAAAATGAATTCTTAGAAGATTTGGCTAGAATAAAGAATCTTCGAAGACTGTTCAGTAGATATGAAAATCGCGGCGAGCTAAAAGAAAGATTGATATTAAATCATTTGATGGTTTTATATAATGTCTTTGAGCATAGAGCGCTTACTCGAATGTTGGCCTTTAAGCTGTATGATCATTTGCATCTACTGAAACCGTTTCTTTTGTTGCTGAACTATTGGCCGGAGCGTATAGAAAACATTGGTCCAGACAGTGAAACAATTAGATCAAACGATATCATCATGGACATGCGAATAGTCGAGACGCTGAGGAAAATCTGATGATTAACGAAGTAGTAAAGCCGGCCGACAAACATAGCAAAGGTCCGTTCGCTATCGCTACTAAAACACGCGCTGGTGCTCTGAGAAGAGTTCCTGATACTCGTTTCGATACGTGGGATAGCGCACATAAGTATGGTATGCAATATCACACAGATAGTTATGGTTCGCAGATGTTTCATGTCGTTCATCATCCAGACGCAAAGAAAAGAATTAATGAGGATCTAGGCGGCGGTCCTGGAAGCCCAACAACTGGCGGGATCGCTAACGTAGCTGGTGCTGGTGTAAGCACAGAACCTGTGCATTGGAGCAAGCGTCAACCTCGGATTGGTATGAAAGGTACTCTTAAGAAATACGGACAGCCGATGATGTTCAAAGCTGTCATCCGCAGAAAAGCAACGAACGAAGCTACTGTATTCTACAAGGCTCTTGGAAAGCGCGTCAAGGCGGTCAGTCGCACGAGCGCTATGGGTAACGGAAGCGACGGATCGGAATCATCACATAAAGGATAAGTCATGGGACTGAAGATCAAGCTAATAATCGCTTGTGTATTATTCACTGTGATGACTAGCGGATATTTCTATATCATGGCTCTTCAGGGCAAGCTCGAAGCAGCAGCCGAAATTCAGCAACGAATGGAAGGGGTTATTGAGCAGCAGAAAGTCGTTCTTGAGAAACAGCAAGAAGACGTTCGCAAGATGCAGCAACTTAATAATGAAATGGCTAAGAAGTTTTCTGACACGCAGCAAGAAGTTGCTCAGCTGAGTCAGAAGTTTGCTAATCGCGATTTGGCTGCGTCGTCTCTTAAGAATCCAGACGAAACCGAAATGAAAGTCAATCGCGGCACAAAAGATGCGCTGCGTTGCAATGAACTTATTACAGGTGCGAACTTGACAACTGATGAAAAGAGTGGTAAAGTAAGAAATGGAATATGTAATGATCTTATTAAGGAGTTGATTGCGAAGGAAAAACCATGAAGAATTTAGTTATTGCGTTGTGTGCTCTTGGACTAGCCGGCTGCTCCGAAACAGCTAAAGTCCTAGATAAGCCGGTTCTCTATGAGAGAGCAGAACTTGTCGTTCCTACTGTTGCTCCAGTTTCTCAGGCCAATGTTACATGGACTATCATCACGCCAGAGAACTATGAAGCAAAGATTAAAGAGATCGAAGGTCGCGGCGGAAATGCTGTGTTGTTTGCTATTACGCCACAAGGCTATCAGAATCTGTCGATGAACGTTGCAGAACTCCGTCGATATATTCAGCAGCAACAAGCTGTAATCGCAGCCTATCAGAAATACTACAAGACCGATAAACCCCAGCCACCAAAGAGATAGTTCTTGACAATCTTTCTTGAGCTTATTATAATGAATCTATGTCTGCTATCACTGATCACAAGTATGCACAGATGATCTCGCACAGGCTTTCGCTGTTCAAGCGGAAGTCTGATCGAATCTATAACTTTCGTTGTCCCTTCTGCGGCGACTCTCAGAAAAACAAACTGAAGGCTCGCGGCTATCTGTTTGAGAAATCCGGTGGGCTTATATACAAGTGTCATAATTGCGACGTGGGCGCTAGCCTTGGTAAGCTCATTGATCTTGTTGATCCTGGTCTTGCTCGAGCTTACAGGCTGGAATCTTACAAAGAGCGCGTTGCGGCTAACAATGAAACTTTCGTCATTCCTAAAGAAGAAGCCGTAGTAGTACGTCCATCAATTATTCTCGACGATTTGCTTCATCGAGTGGATTTACTACCATCGCATCATCGCGCAGTTGAGTATGTTAAGTCGCGAAAGATACCCAAAGAACGTTGGGAAGATCTTTATTACGCTCGCGATATGAAAATCCTAGAACAGCTTAATCCTGCATACGAAGGTCGTTTGGCTTCCGATGAGCGTTTGGTTATTCCATTTCGACGTGAAGATGGATTGCTTACTGGCGTGACTGGTCGCGCTATGGGTAACTCCACGTTGCGATACGTGACTGTAAGAATTACCGACGATCCGTTGATCTATGGTCTAGATCGCATAAAACGCGGAAAGACTATATACGTCACAGAGGGCCCAATTGATAGTATGTTTCTTGACAATGCTATCGCTGCGGGAGGAACAGACTTTGCGCGGGCCCTATATAACATTAGCGGTGAGAACGTAGTTCTTATCTTCGATAATCAGCCTCGCAACAAACAGGTTGTGAAGCGTGTTGAAACATTCGCTGGACGTGGATATCCTATGGTTATTTGGAATTCGTCTTGGAATTATAAAGATATAAATGATGCTATTTTATCTGGATGCAGTAGTTCTGAGATTGAGTACATACTAAATAAATCCACGTTTAAGGGTCTCGCCCTCAAACTGGCTATCCGAGATTGGAAAAAATGCTAACGCAGGCGCAACGTCTGTGCATGAGATTTATTGTCTAAGAAATAAGAAACGGAGTAACCTATGTCAAATTCACTTCCCACGCTCTATCAACAATTCATCCATCTGTCGCGCTATTCACGTTTTCTTTGGGATGAAGGTCGTAGAGAAAGTTGGGATGAAACTATTGGTCGTTTCTTCAATTTCTTTGAGTCTCATCTGAAGGAGCAGCACGGCTACGATATCAAGGACTATCGTAGAGAGCTGGAAGACGCTGTTCTGTCACAGAAAGTCATGCCATCTATGCGTTGCGTTATGACTGCCGGCGAAGCTCTCAAGCGCGAGAACGTTGCTGCATATAACTGCTCGTATGTTGCAGTCAATACGCCACGCTCGTTTGACGAGATTCTGTACATTCTCATGAATGGCACAGGCGTTGGATTCTCTGTCGAGTCAAAGGACGTCGAGCAACTTCCAGTTATCGCAGAAGATTTTCATCCTTCCGATACGACCATCATGGTAGCCGACTCCAAGCTCGGTTGGGCTAAGGCTCTCAAGGAACTTGTTCATCTTCTCTATTCTGGTCAGATTCCGAAGTGGGATCTCAGCAAGATTCGCCCAGCAGGAACACCTCTCAAGACATTTGGTGGTCGTGCTTCTGGTCCAGAGCCGCTTGACGCACTGTTCAAGTTCTGCGTTGATATATTCAAGAAGGCTGCTGGTCGTCGTCTCAATACGTTGGAATGCCATGATATCGTCTGTAAGATTGCTGACATCGTCGTTGTTGGTGGTGTGCGCCGTTCTGCACTTATTTCTCTCTCTGATCTATCTGACGATCGTATGCGTGTTGCCAAGTCTGGTCAATGGTGGATGGATCAGTCTCAGCGAGCATTAGCTAACAACTCAGCTGTCTATAAGGAAAAGCCAGATATTGGTTTGTTCATGGAAGAATGGAAGTCTCTCTATGAATCTAAGTCTGGTGAGCGCGGCATCTTCAATCGTGCATCAGCAAAAGCGACTGTCAACAAGCACGGTCGTCGTGATCCTAACTTCGACTTTGGAACTAACCCATGCTCAGAGATCATTCTACGCGACAAGGAATTTTGCAATCTGACGGAAGTTGTTATCCGCGCGACGGATACGATGGAAGATCTGAAAGAAAAGGTATACTGGGCGACTATCCTTGGCACATGGCAGTCTACCCTTACGAACTTCCGCTATCTTTCTTCCGCGTGGAAAAAGAACTGCGAGGAAGAGAGGCTTCTTGGTGTTTCCCTAACTGGTATCATGGACAATGAGCTCACAAATGGAAAACTACCGGGACTTGCTGAGAGACTCGAAGAGCTTAGAGCAATCGCAGTGTCTACCAATGCAAAGTTCTCGAAGGACCTGGGTATACCGCAGTCTGCTGCTGTCACTTGTGTCAAGCCCTCTGGCACTGTTTCTCAGCTGTGTGATTCTGCTAGTGGTATCCATGCTCGCCATAATCCTTATTACATTCGCACCGTTCGTGCTGATAAAAAGGATCCTCTGGCCCAGCTGATGATCGACGCTGGTGTTCCGGTCGAAGATTGCGCGATGCGCCCAAACAACGTATATGTGTTCTCATTCCCAATGAAGGCACCAGAGAACGCTGTGTTCCGTACGGATATGTCCGCTATCGAGCAGCTGGAACTTTGGGTTACGTATCAGGATCACTGGTGCGAGCATAAGCCATCTGTCACTATCTCCGTCAAGGAACACGAGTGGCTCGACGTTGGAGCGTGGGTATACAATCACTTCGATAAGATGTCTGGCGTTTCGTTCCTTCCATTCAGCGATCACGTTTATGCGCAAGCACCTTATCAGGATTGCTCGAAGGAAGACTACGAAGCATTCGCTGCGAAGATGCCTAAGGCGATTGACTGGAATAAGCTCAGAGACTATGAAAAGACCGACACTACAACGGGAGCGCAGGAACTTGCTTGCGTCGCGGGCGGCTGTGAGGTCTGATTGTGCCAGAGAAGGATATGACTTGCCCGTGTGGCGAATATGAGTATCTTATCTGCTACGAAAAGCGCGGAAAGAAGCTAGATCCAATCTATTGCCCTTTCTGCGGTGCAGACGCGGATGACGTCGAGATCGAAGAGCTAGAGGAAGACGATGAATAAGCTATTAGCACTCGTATTTTCTATTTTAATTTCTACTAACGTATATGCGTCAGACGTCACAGGAGCTGGAGCAACATTCCCGTATCCAGTATATTCTAAGTGGGCTGACGCATATAAGAAGGAGACGGGGAAGCAAGTAAACTATCAGTCTGTTGGTTCGGGCGCAGGTATTAAGCAAATCCAATCCAAGACTGTTACGTTTGGCGCTTCTGATATGCCCCTCACACAACAACAGTTGGATAAGGACGGAATGTTTCAGTTTCCAACTGTTATTGGCGGAAACGTGATAGTTTATAATCTTGAGGGGATTTCTGATTTAGTTCTTGATGGTCCTACGGTAGCCAACATTTATCTCGGTAAGATCAGCAAGTGGAATGACGAAGCTATCAAGAAGCTGAATCCAAACGTCAATCTACCTAACACAAACATATCTGTAGTTCGTAGAAGTGACGGTTCTGGTACTACGTTTATCTTTGCTAGATATCTTGCGTCTGTTTCTGATGAGTGGAAAAGCAAGGTCGGTGTAGGAACTGCGCTTGAATGGCCTGTAGGAGTTGGCGCTAGAGGAAACGAAGGCGTTGCAGGTAATGTAGCACAAACTAAGAACTCCATTGGATACGTCGAGTATGCTTATGCAAAACAAAACAAGCTCAGTTATTCGACTCTACAGATTAACTATACGGACGCCTGCGGCGAATCGTCGACGAAAATTGTTCGCGCAGGAAAGCAATCATTTCAAAGTGGCGACTGGCCTATTGCTGCACCAACGTATATTATAATGTACAAGAAACCTGTCAACGAAACAGCTCAAAAAGAAGCGTTCAACTTTTTTAGATGGGCTTTCGAGAACGGTGACGCGATTGCAGACGAATTAGATTATGTTCCACTGTCAAAGGAAGAGAAGTCTAATATTATGAAAGCGTGGTGACAACTATATAAGTTCATGGCTTCATATGAGAATCCGTGGACATTTGACGGAAAAGAGTTTGATAGTGAGGATATCGGGAACTCGTACGGTTTCGTATATATTATCACAACACCAGCAGGCCAGAAGTACATTGGTCGCAAGTACTTCTGGTCTGTCAGAAAAGCGAAGGGTAAGTCCCGTCGCCAACGTTCAGAATCAGACTGGAAATCATATTACGGTTCCAGTGAAGTTCTCAAAGAACAAATCAAAACAACAAACAAATCTTTGTTCAGGCGAGAGATCATCTCGCTACACAGTACAAAGGGACGCGTAAATTATGAAGAAGTGCGCGAACAGTTTGCGCATGAAGTATTGGAACGGGATGATTATATAAATGACAACATCAACGGTAAGTGGCATCGAAGCCCAGAACACATCAGAAGTAAATCCAGATTCTCTTCCCTCGCATCTGGGCGGTCATCTCAACAAGACCCACAATGATCGTGGGGTATTGACATTTCTTGTCAATCAGTATAATATAAAGACGTTCCTAGATATTGGATGCGGTCCTGGCGGTATGGTTGAGTTGGCACAGATGCGCGGGCTTGATGCAGTAGGCGTTGACGGCGACTGGACTGTCGAGCGCCCACAAGATGTTCGCGTTATGATTCACGACTACACAGTTGGTCCTACACAGTGGACTCGCGAGTTTGATCTTGGCTGGAGCGTCGAGTTTCTTGAACACGTAGAAGAAAAGTATCAAGACAATTATATGCAGGACTTCGCGCGTTGTAAATATGTCGTAGCAACTGCTGCTCCGCCGGGTTATCCTGGTCATCATCATGTTAATTGTCGCGAAGAAGAATACTGGCATGATGTGTTTAATAAGTATGGATTGGAGTATGATCACGACGTGACGATGAAGATCAGAGAAGTATCGACAATGCAAAAGCCTTTTATGCAACGTACAGGTATGTTCTTTAAGAGGAGATAATAGATGAACGGTTACATTCCCTTCAACACAATCCCGACAGAAGCAGATCGTCTAGCATATGATCTCGGTCTGCGCAATCATATGTTGCAGGTCTACAACTACATGACTGTTGCTTTGGGTATCAGTGGTCTTGTAGCAATGGGACTCAACTTTAATCCTACTCTTATGGCGCTCATCTGGGGCACATCGTTCAAGTGGATCGCCATCTTCGCTCCGCTGGCTGCTTCTTTTGCTTTTGCGTTCTTCTTTGAGAAGTTCACTGTTAGAAGCGCACAGATGGCTCTCTTTGCATTTGCTGCTTTGATGGGTCTATCGCTGTCGTCAATCTTTCTGGTGTTCAAGCTAGGAAGTATCGCACAAGTGTTTTTCATCGCCGCGTCGACGTTTGGGCTCGCGTCAATCTACGGCTACACGACAAAGCGCGATCTGACGAGCATGGGATCGTTTCTTATCATGGGAGCGATGGGATTGGTAGTCGCCGGACTAATTAATCTATTCCTGCAGAGCTCTATGTTTGCTTTCGCAATCAGCTGTCTTGGTGTTCTTATCTTCACGGGTCTTACAGCCTATGATACGCAAAACATCAAAGAAACGTATGACACAATCGAAGGTGTAGAGCGCGAGAAGGCTGGTGTGTTTGGTGCGTTGCAGCTCTATCTCGACTTCATCAATATATTCATGAGCCTGTTGCAGATCCTTGGAGATAAGAAAGAATGATTGAACCGATCCGCATATTCGTTGGAACATCGGCTAACAACGAAGACGCTGAAGCCGAAATGGTATTAGAATATACGCTGCGTAAGAATACGTCGCATCCGCTAGATATTACGTGGATGCGACAGACAAAGGACGAGGATAGTCCTTGGGGTGGATGGCAGACTCAACGCTGGTCTACTCCTTTCTCAGGCTTCCGTTGGGCTATTCCAGAGGTATGTGGTTATCATGGTCGCGCTATTTACATGGATGTTGATCAGCTTAATCTTCGTGACATTTCTGATCTTTTTTCGGTGGATCTTAAAAATCATCCCTTGGCTGCTCGCCGCGGTGCTCGCTTTGGTGGCCACGAGTTTTGTGTTATCGTATTTGACAACGAACGTATGGGTGATCTATTGATGCCCACTGCGCGCATGAAACCAAATCCAGATATCCATCATCGTTATATCGGTATGTTCTCTGGATCTGATTATGTGCTAGACCTCGATCCACGTTGGAATTGTCATGACGGCGATGGATTATCTATTGACAACATCTGGCACTTGCATTATACTAAGATGAGTACCCAGCCGTGGAGGCCTGCTTGGTTCACGGGCAAAGGCGAAGAGCATCCGCGTCAAGATCTCGTGAAATTGTGGCACGATATGCGCGCAGAAGCAGTTCTTAATGGATACACGCCGCAACTCAGTAACGAAACCTTTGGCGAGTATAATATCATAGGTCAGTAATGTTCAAATTGTTTGCGTCGTGTGATTCCATCTATCTAACCCTACACGCTCCAGCGTTAGTTGCTTCGGCTGCTGTCGCTGGAAACAATCTTCATCTTCATGTTGTCAATGCTTCGCCGACGGAAGTCGACTTCCTTCACTATCTTAGTGGTAAATGGGAAAGCATGACTTCTGCTACGTTTACGTTCTCATGGGGAGATATGTTCACGGGCGCAAAAGATAAAGAGCAACTGAGAACTATATTTGCTTGCGATAGATTTGTTACAGTAGGTAATCGTCTTAGATACACGGACGATACGTATCTTGTGATTGATACAGATTGTCTGATTATGAAGAAGATCGAAGAGCCTACTGGTCAGATCGGATTGTTTATTCGCGAGTCGCTGGAAGGTACACAAGGATGGGAAAGTCGCGGTACTAAGATCGCAGCGGGCGCAGTATATTACTCACGCGACGCAGTAGAGTTCGCTGAAGAAGTTGCTTTCCGCATTCGCAAGGGGCCTGTATTGTGGTTCCTAGATCAAGTGGCTATCAACGAAACGTATGAAAGACACATATCTGACTATCGCTTCGACTATTTTGATTCGCAGTTTATGGATTGGGAGTTTGTCGAAGGAACGACGATCTGGACTGGTAAAGGTCCGCGCAAGTATGATAATCAAACATACGTAGCAAAGAAGAATTATTTTGATAGGATGATTCGATGAGAAAGATTCTAATTATGTTTCCTAGGCTTGACGTAACATTCAAGCAAGGACCTGTTACCGCGCAGCGCGGACCGATCCCACCTATCCGTGTTCATTGGCAGAACATGGGAAATATGCTTTTGAATTATCATCGCATCAAAGGCGACGATGTAAAGTTCATAGAAAAGCCACTGTGGCAGTTTACTCCCGAAGAAGCGGAACGAGCCGATGCGGATATTGTTTACATTCCGCACAAGTCGCTCGAGACGTTTCCTGTCCGCGACAAGATCGTTCGCTACTATATGCAATCAGTCTTTCCGTGGCAGTTCTATGTCGACTCCAAGGGATTCGCTGGCGGTGCTTCGTGCTATCCGTTCCTGTTCGATAAGAATAGAATCGTTCCTCCTGGCAGTTTCTATGGTCAGATGCAAGCTCGCGCGCTCGCGGGAGGAAGCAAGTTTGATCAGCCTGCTAAGAAAAATCTGAGTCTGCCTGACGATTTTGTATTCTTTCCGTGTCAGATTCCGCACGACGAAACAATTAAATATCATTCAAATGTTACTGTCGAAGAAGCTCTTGAAGCAACTTGCAAAGCGACAGAACAGCTAAATATCCCACTGTATGTTAAGGGACATCCCGTGAATCCCATGAGCATGGTGAATCTCATGTCGATCGCCACTAAATACAGACACACAAGATGGGTGGACGATGTAAGCATTCACGAGATCATTCCTCGTGCGCGCGCAGTCGTAGTTGTGAACTCTGGAACTGGCATGGAAACGCTGCTACATAAAGTGCCGATTGTCACGTTCGGGCGTTGTGAATATGATTGTGTGAGTAATAGGGCTACGACTGATAATATCGTCGATATCCTCAGGGATCCTAAGTTCGACGAGAAAGAGGTACGAGCATTTTTTGAGTCGTGGTACGAATGGACTTACGACACGAGAAGTATCAAATCTTTCGAAGGACTGTAGGAGAAACAAATGTCTTACTGGGGCTATCATCTCATTCTGGATTGCGCAGAACTTGACAACGCAGCAATTACCAGCTATGATACTATTTACAACTTCACCAAGCGTCTTGTCAAAGATATCGACATGGTAGCTTATGGCGAGCCGCAGATCGTGAACTTCGGCTCTGGTAACAAGGCTGGATACACTCTCGTCCAGCTGATCGAGACCAGCAATATCTGCGCCCACTTCGTACCCGATGATGGTATGGGTGGAAACGCAATGTATCTCGATGTATTCTCTTGCAAGGAGTACGATGATCAGGTTGTCATCGCTCTGGTTAAGGAATACTTCGGCGCTAAGTATGTTCGACCAAACTATCTAACGAGACAAGCATGACATCACCAATCAAGGTCAACAAACTTGGTCATTTTGTTTATGAAGTAAGCGATATTGAGAGAACAGTCAAGTTTTGGAAAGAAGTGATGAACTTCGAGGAAACAGATCGCAACGCTAAGGGTATGGTATTCTTTCGTTGCGGTTCTGATCATCACGCTATCGGTCTTACGCCAATGCAATCTGGTAAAAAGTCCGAGCGAGACATGAGCGGTACGTTACAAGTTGAACATCTTGCGTTCGAAGTTGATAACATTGAGATATTGCAGAAAGCAAAACAATATTTCATTGACAACAACATTCCTATAGTTTTTGAAGGACGCAAAGGTGCTGGCTGTAACATCAGTATAAACTTTCTTGATCCTGATGGTTATCAGTTTGAAATATATTGTGACATGGATCAAATTGGTGAAGATGGTCGTTTACGTCCTTCTTCTATGTTCAAGCCGAGAAATCCTCTCGAAGACGCTATATCAAATCCAGTAGAAAAAAATTGGTAAGGAGAATATTATGGAATATGATGAATGGATGAAGCTACAGCATCAAGCTGCTAGTATCAATCGCGTTGGTTCTATCGTTCCTGCGGTAGTATTCAAGACTCGCGTTCGCGACGATTCTATCCAGGGACCAAACCCATATCGTTGGGAAGATGTGAACAGCTATGATTATTTTGGTGGCAAGCGCGTGATCGTGTTCTCGCTTCCTGGAGCGTTTACTCCGACTTGTTCAACGTTTCAGCTGCCAGGATTTGATAATTGCTACAATGCGTTCAAAGATCGCGGCATCGACGACATCTATTGTATCTCAGTGAATGATGCGTTCACGATGAATGCTTGGGCTAAATCTCAGAATGTCATGAATGTCAAGATGATTCCAGACGGAAACTGCACGTTTACAAGCAAACTCGGTATGTCTGTTTCGAAGGAGAATCTGGGATTCGGCGATCGTTCCTGGCGCTATGCTATGATCGTCAATAACGGCGTGATTGAAGCGTGGTTCGAGGAGCCCGGCTTCAGTGATAATTGCGATACTGATCCGTACGGCGAGACGTCTCCAGAGAACATTTTGGAGTGGCTTGACAATAACTAATAAGAATTGCGGCGGTAACTCAGTGGTAGAGTCACAGTCTTCCAAACTGTTGGTCGCGGGTTCGATTCCCGCTCGCCGCTCCAAATATCGCGAATGGCTAAATATACTATTCGCGATAGGCTTCCTTCTTTGGATGCCATTGACTGTAGGATTCGTCCTATTTCTATATAATGTTATCATCAATTAAGGAGAACATATGAGAAATACACTCGCTGCACTCGCAGTGGTTCTTGGTGCGACTAGCGCCGTAGCCGCTGACCTTCCTGGAAAGAGTGCTCCCGCTGCACCAGCTCCCATTTTCGCTTCTAAGGCATTCTATGCTGGCGTAAATGCTGGTGGAGTTGTTACTGATGGAATCAATTCGGATGCACCATGGACCGTTGGCGTTGTCGGTGGCTATAATGTCATCGGTCTCGGTCCTATCGGTGTAGCCGCTGAAGGTACATATGACTACAAGAAGGGCGGAACGCATGACGTAGCTGGCAATGTTGTCGGTGGTTATAAGTTCGGCTCGTTCACTCCATATGCTCTCGTTGGCGTCGGCTATCGCTTTGCTGACATCAAGGACGAAGCAATTTGGAACATCGGCGGTGGCGTAAAGTTCTCGCTGACTTCATCGCTCGATCTCGATGCTCGTTATCGTCACGTCGACAATTTCGATCGTAACGCCGGCGAAGATCGCGCAACGATTGGTGTGAACTATAAGTTCTGATGATTAGGGTCGCGTATATAATCGCGGCTCTTTTATTTCTAGCGACTGGGTCAATGCTCTGGTGGGCGTTTGGCCCAGTCGTTTTTCTTTATGGGATGCCACTATGCGGCTAGATTATAAAACGGCTAATCTTAGGTCCTAAAACTAGCCGATTTAAAACGTAACAAAATCTGTTACGATCGTAACAAAAATAAGGCCTTGACAACCCCACCCCAACCCTATACATTTAGATTATAGGGGATCCGCCCCTATAGCGTAGCTTTAGCTTATAGTTAAGCCCTAGCTTATAGCTTAGTTAAAGCCCGCTTAATCGTAACCGTAGGGGTTAACATGACCTTAGCTTATATTTACGCCACCTTCCAAGGTCTAGCTTCAGTAACCGACAAAATCGCGTACCTTCGTGAGCTTGAGCGTATGGGTTTGCCGTACGACCTTAACTATAGCCGCTTAATCGCTGCTTGGGAAGCTCAGGCTTAACCATAAAATAATTCGATTAGGGGCCTTGACAATCAGCCCCTAATCGCGTACAATAAGAATATAGGGTGAATTGAGAGGATTCCATGAGTACCAGTGATATCGCCATTGTTATAGCTCCGCTCGCGTTCCTTTGGGTCGTGATGATCGTGGGCTTCACTGTAGCTCATATTCTCGATAATCGCCCTTGACAACCGCGGGGCGACCCGCTAGAATCAATAATGTGACCACCAACGAAAGGTATATACTATGAAAGCCCAGTATGTCATCGATCTTCTCAAGAACAACAAGAATCGCTTCACCGCGAAGCAGCTTGAGTCCGCCACCGGTACGCCCCGCCGCGCTCGTCGCGCGCTGTTCCTTGCCCGCAAGGCTGGCGTAGTCCTCGAAGCGATCCGCGACGGCGGCAAGGCCGTTATCGCGTACCAGCTCCAGGGTGCAATCTCGTCCAGCGCACTCGCCGCTGCTACCGCCGCTCCTGTCCGTAAGGCTTCCAAGGCCAAGACTCCCAAGGCTGCGGCTAAGGCGAAGGCTCCCAAGGTTGTAGCCAAGACCAAGTCGACTGAAGAAGTCGATGCGATCAAGGCCAAGAATCTGGCTACGATGAAGGAAGTGACCAAGCGCGAGAAGACGGCGCTTGATAAGATCAAGGAAGATACTCGCGCGGAGTTCGATGCGCTCGAGGCGGAGTGGGAAGCGGAAGAAGCCGCTCGGGCTGAACAGCTCGCCGCTCGTGTTGCGGTCGCTGAGAATCTTCCTCGCGCGAACGCTCTCGCCGACTGATTCTTAGCTTAACAGTACCACGGGCCTTGACAATCCAGTCATCCCGTGGTATCATTAAGCCAAGATGAAAGGTTTCGTTATGATCAAGTTGTCCAAAGCTTCCAAGATGCCGGCTAAGTCGTGGTCGCTCCAGGCTCGTGCTACCTGCCCTGGTTCTATCGACAAGGCTACCAAGTTGCCCGTTGCTGTTTGCGCTGGTTGTTATGCGAACGAAGGCTTCTATATGATGCCCGACGCGATCAAAGTCCGCGAGCACAATCGCGAAGACTGGAAGCGAGCCGAGTGGGTCGATGATATGGTCAAAGAGTTGAAACGGCAGAAGTTCTTCCGCTGGTTTGATTCTGGCGACGTATATCATCCCGCGCTCGCGTTCAAGATCTTTTTGGTTATGCAGAAGACGCCGCATGTCAAACATTGGCTTCCTACCAAGTCCTACAAGGTACCGCGTATCCGCGCGATCCTGGAGCGTATGAAGACTCTGCCCAACGTGGCGGTTCGTTATTCTGCTGACTCCATGACTGGCGAGTTCGACGCCGATCACGGATCCACTGTTATCCCGTTCGCGGATAGCGAAACTAAGGCTAGCAAAGTCTGCGACGCATACGAGCGTTCTGGCAAATGTGGCGATTGTCGCGCCTGCTGGTCCAAGGAAGTGGCTGTCGTCGCGTATCCTGCCCACGGTCGTCGTATGGGTCGTCTTGTGAAGGAATTGTCCGCATGAGTAAGAATCCTATCGCGAAAGATCTACGCACGCCCAAGTATCGCGTGCGCGTGAAACAATCGCGGAAACAGTATAAGCGAAAAGGTCGCGTAGCTCAGTTGGATAGAGCAACAGCCTTCTAAGCTGTGGGTCGAAGGTTCGAGTCCTTCCGCGATCGCCACTTGACAATGGAGATGAATGTGACTAAGATTGTATATAATGCTTGCTACGGCGGCTTTGGTCTTTCTGCGGCTGCAATGAAGCGAATCGCCGAGATCAAGGGTTGGCAATATCTAGCACCTGACGGCACATCATCTTGGGATAGCGGCTGGATTCTCGACGAAGATGGCAAACAGCATTCGCAATACGATCTGGACGGTCAGCGCACGGATCGCGCGCTTGTTCAAGCCGTTGAAGAACTGGGTGATGCAGCCAATGGCTTTGCGGCTAATCTTCGCATTTACGAGTTGCCTGCTGGAACTAAATATCGCATCGACGAATATGACGGCCAGGAGTCCGTCTATACAATCGACGACTATGTTTGGAGTATCGCATGAAAAAGGTTCTAATCGCTTCTTGTTTGGCTGTTGGTCTTGCTGGCTGCAACGCAACAGTCTATACGCCACGACCTGGAATTGACGTGGCTGTCGCATCGCCAGTCTATGTTGCGCCTGTTCCGCGCCCTTACATTGCGCAGCGTCACTACGTCGCGCCGTATCCTTATGGATATCGTCGTCCAGCCCAGCATTGCTATAGCACATGGGATCGCACGCCATATGGTATGCGCGAGCGTAGAATCTGTAGAGCTTGGTAAGAAGGAGAATATCTATGTGGGCAAAGTATGGCAAGCCAGTCACATTGGCTGTAGTGTTTCTTAGCATGATTCAGACGTTGTACGCGATTTCCGTCGCGTTGTTCATGACTGATCTGCTGACTGTTATCGCCACTGGCGTGTTCTTTACAGCCTTGTGGACGGATATG